TGCAGCAGCGAGCGACAGGAAGACTTTACCCGAAATCAAGGGCGTGTGCGCATGGAAATCATGGTGGTATTGCGGGGAATATGGAGGCCGAGCCCGGAGTCGAACCGAGGTACACGGATTTGCAATCACCCGCTGAAATGAAGTGCATCAACAACATAGGGTGGATTATTTTCGGAACTAGGTGCCAGTAAGGGCTTGTTTTGTAGCGTCACACACCAGAATTTTCGGAGTGTCTCAACGAGGAGATCAGCATGAGTATCGTGTTCTATACCGACCCGCACCTGGGTCTCAACCGAGTAGCCAACACCACGCCCGCCTCGCGCGCCAAGCTGCGTGAAGCCCTGTACGACCAGATCGACCGCGTCCTCGACGCCGACGGCGCCAAGGTCTGCGTCGGAGACCTGTTCCACACCTACAGCAACGATGAGGAGACATTGTTCCAGGGGTACCGCGCCCTGCGCTATTCCGAAGTCATCCTGGCCGGGAACCACGACGTGACCAACCGCAAGGACTCGATCGGCTCCCTGCAGTTCCTGTCCACCCTGGAGCCCGGCACGGTCTGGATCACGCCGTTCGGCGAGGCCGGGTACCAGGTGTACCGCATGGGTAACGCCGTGCTCTTCGGTGTCCCGCACGTTGCCTCGCAGGCCCTGTTCGAGGAATCCCTGCAGCGAGTCTGTGACGAGGTTGACAGCGGCGACGTTCCGAGAAGCGGGACGATGAAGGAAGGCCCCGGTGTCCGGATCCTGCTCCTGCACGCCAACTACGAATGCCCGTTCGCCGAGGCCGAGACCACCCTCAACTTGACCGAGGCCTGGGCCGAGAAGCTGCTGGAGCGGTTCGACTACATCATCATGGGCCACGAGCACCAGCCGCGGGACCTGTTCGGTGGCCGGCTGGTGATCCTGGGCAACACCCATCCGACCGGGTTCAGCGACATCTCGGACAAGCGCATCGCCATCCTGGAGGGCGGCGAGCTGCGGTTCGAGAAGATCTGGGATGCCAAGTCCGGTTACAAGGCCTACACCCGCGACACCATTCCAACGGCAACCTCCGCCCAGTTCGTGCGCATCACCGGCACGGTCGACGCCGGGGACGTGGGCAAGGTGACCAAGGCGGTCGCCAACCTGTGGAAGGAGTCGGACGAGCTGTACGCGGTCAAGCTGGACATCGAGGTCAAGACGGCCACGGTCACCGCCGACGGCACCCGCATCGAGGTCGAATCCCTGCCGGCAACCATCCGCAAGGAGCTGAAGGGGACCTCGATGCTGGGACTGTTCGAAGAGTTGCTGGAGAAGGCGTCATGAGCCAGGTGATCAAGGTGCGGCCGACGCTGCGGATCGGGTACTGCTACGTGTGTGATCGGGAGCAGGCCCAGCTGTCCTTCCGCGGCCGGTGTGCCTCCTGTGAGGCGGTGCGGTCGATTGCCAACGAGGAGGAGAATGAGCAGCTGCGCAGTGAGCTGGAGACGCTGAAAGATGAAGTAGCGCGGCCGAACATGGAGGTCGACGGGCTGACCGCCGGCCAATGCCTGCACCCGGGCAGTTTGCTGGGTGACGAGCAGGGTAGCCTGCATTGCACGAAGCACGATAAACTTTTGATAATCAATGAGGATTACGAAAATGAGCACGGTTAATCTCGGTGACGAAGTGAAGGATTCGGTGTCTGATTTCACGGGTACCGTAGTGGCACTGCACCTGTACCTGAATGGTTGCACCCGCGTCAGCGTGCAACCCAAGGTCAACAAGGACGGCACCCTGCCAGACGCGCAGAGCTTCGACGAGCCGCAGCTCGTCGTGACCAAGTCCCGCCGGGTGCCTGAAGGCCCGCGAAATACTGGCGGCCCCGCAAAATACATGCCCGGCAAGCGTCCGGAATAAGGGGGCCGAGATGATTCAGCGAAACACTGTAGGCCAGCCCCTCGAGTACAAGGGCTCCACCATCCTGGTCACCCTGGCAGGTCCCGATCTGCTCTGCTACGTGGACGGCACGGAACTGCCGAACTTCTTCCTGTCCGTGAAGGGCGCCCACACTGCCGGCAAGCGGTACGTCGACGAGAAACTAAAGGAGGCGGCGTGAGCCTACACGCTGGAACCCCTGCATACGAACAGATCCGCTGGTTGGAAAATCGCGTGAAGGAGCTGGAGGCGAAGCTGGAAGAAACCCGGCCTTTTAAGCGCGAGAATCGGTACTTCGTGCTGAAGTGGACCGACATCGATGCGGCCCGCCTGCCGTCTGACCTCAGAGTGGCACTTCACCGGGCTGGGCATCTGGTGGCAGCGCAGCGCCTGGAGCGCGGCAAGCTGCCTCTCGAATGCGTGGTAGTGGAGAAGGACTGGCCGGAGTACGAGCCCACCTGGGCGGCCATCGAACAACGGTGCAAGGCGGGGCCGGGCGACGAATGACGGCCGCTGACCAGTGTAAGTACGTCAGGTATGCTCGCGTCCCGGCCGGGGTGAAGTGGTACAAAATGATCACTCCTCCTCACGCCAAACGTGCCGTGATCCGCCTGGTCTTGGTCCTGGACGGCAGAAACCCAAACTGTGACTGCAGCCGATGCAGTACACGCTCAACGAGGAGTTACCCGTGATTACCAACCTCAAGCTCACCAACTTCAAACGTCACAAGGAACTGGACCTGTCGTTCACCGACGGCCTGAACATCCTCATTGGCGACAACTACAAGGGCAAGAGTTCCGTGCTGCAAGGCATCATGTTCGCCCTGGGCGGCTACTCTGCCGTCCCGGGTGGCAAGGCCGTGGCGGTGAACGACGAAGCCAAGAACGCCGGCGCCGAGCTGACCTGGAACATGGCCGGTCAAGTGTTCCACGTGAAGCGTTCCGGATCCAACGCCACCTTGAGCCGCGACGGCGAGGAGATCGCCAAGGGCGCCTCACCGGTGGCAGCGGAACTGGCCAAGCTGTTCGGCATGGCCGACCGGCGCTTCCGCCAGCTGAAGCACTCCGCCCAGAAGCAGACCGAGGCCCTGCTGACCCTCGGGGTCGCCGAGCTGCACAAGATCATCGAGGAGATCTCCGGGGCGGACGTGGTCAGCCAGGTGATCGAGGCCTGCAAGGTGGTCGAGTCCGAAGCCAAGGGCGGGCTGGAAGCCCTGCCCGAGGGAGACGTGCCGGCCCTGTCCCAGCAGGAAGAGACCCTGCGCACCAGCCTGCTGGCCAAGGATCGCAGCCTCAAGGACGCCAAGAAGCAACGTGAGACGCTGCAGGCGCAGCGAGAGGCAGCTGGGCAGGCCCTGACGCAGGCTCAGCAGCACAATGCGGCGCAGGAGGCGGCGCAGCGTGAGATCGATCAGCTGAGCGTGCTCGCGGCCCAGGAGACCGCTGCCGGGAACGCCGCGGCGGATCGAATGGCCCAGGCGACGGATGCGGCGGCCCCTCTGGAGAGCCTCGAGATCCAGGCCCGGGCGGCACAGGACGAGCTGAACCGGGTGGCCGGGGTGGCCGGGGCGGTGAAGCAGGCCAAGGCGCTGGTCGGGTCCCTGCAGGCCCGGGCCAGCCAGTATGGCCTGGACCTGGAGGCGGCACAGGATGAGCTGGATGCCTGCCCGATGCCGAACGGTCTGGAGGAGGCCAAGGTCGAGGTGGAGGCGCTGCGCGACCAGTACACCGCCAAGCACGCAGAATGGACCAGCCTGCAGCACTCGGCCAAGAACTGCGCCTGCCCGACCTGCCAGCGCCCGTTCGAGGACGCGGATCCACAGGCGCTGGCCGCGAAGGCGGCTGAGGCCGAGCGGGAGGTGCAAGCCGCCCAGGGGGCCTACACGAACATGAAGGCGGCGCTGGATCAGGCCGTGAAGATGGCAGCTGACCATGAGAAGGCAGCGGCAGCCCTCGTCAGGGCACAGGAGAAGGTGCAGGAGAACGCCCAGGCACTGACCGAGGCCGAGGCCAGCCTGCAGGCGCTGGGGCCGTGCGACGAGGCGACCCTGGCCGAGCTGCAGGCCGAGGTGACCAAGCTGCAGGGGCAGGTGACGGTCGCCCGTCAGGCCAGGGCGGTCTTCGACGCCGCCAACCGGGAGTGCAGTGCGGCCCAGCAGCGTGCCCAGCAGTACCTGGACCGCATCGAGGCCCTGGGTGAGCCGGAGGCGTTGGTCGACACGGCCCCGCTGGCTGAGGCGGTCCAGGACCTGGGCCGGCAGCTGACCGAGAAGGAGACGGTGGTAGCGGCAGCCGAGGAAGGGTACCGGATCGAGTACGGGTCCTGGAAGGAAGCCGAGACCAACCTGAAGGCGGCCAAGGCCGCCGAGGAGAAGCGCACCCAGCTGACCCACCGGCTGGCGACCGCGGGCCAGCTGAAGAAGTTCCTGGCCTCGAACCGGGACCGGTATCTGGCCTCGGTCTGGGACGGCATCACATCGCAGGCTTCGACCTTCGCCTCGGCGTGCACGGACGGACACATTGCCCGCATCGTGCGCAAGGAGAACGGGTCGTTCGCCTACGTCGAGGGTGAGGTGGAACGGCCCATCGATGCGGCGTCTGGTGCGCAGCGGTCACTGATGGGACTCGGGGTCCAGCTGGCGCTGGACGGCCTGTTGCCTTGTCCGTGGCAGACATTGCTGCTGGACGAACCTGCGGCTGACATGGACACGCAGCACTCCTTGGCTATGTCCTCTATTTTGTCGGCGGAAGGTAAGCAGTTGATCGTAGTGACACACCGGGAGTTGGACGGTGCGGTGGCTCAGAACGTAATCGAGGTGGCGTGATGGACGGTCCTTTTATAGTGCTGGGCGTGGGGTTGGCCGGTATCGTCTACTTTGCCTTGGCCGGGACACAAAGTAGGCACGAGGAAAATGAGTACCTCGTCACCCATTGCAAGCCTACTACGCTCGTTATCCAAAACGTAAAAGGGCTGCAGACTGTGTACGACTGCCCTGCCGTTGAACAGGAAGTGGAACCATGAAGACGGCAGCCATTGTCATTGATGCCTGGAAGCTGCCGATTTTCAAGCGCCGTCTAGATGCCGCCGACTTCACTTACACGGAGCATGGCGGCATCACACAGGACACGCTGACATTGCGCGTGCAGTACGAGTGGGTAGCAGATTTGAAACCAGTAGTTGAAGCAGCCGACGAGGAGTGCAGAAATGAACGACGTGCCTAAGACGTGCCTGACCGATGGGAGTGCGCCAAGCCCAGGCTACACCGAACTGAAGGAAAACGGGCAGCAGGTGGATTACCTGACGCTGTGTCCGGAAGAACGTGCAAAGGGATTTGTGCGGCCCGTGCGCCGTAGTTACCGGCACACGAAATGCGGAGTGGTAACGACGATGGGAGCGACGATAGCAGAGACGTACGCCCGTGATCCGACGTTTTACGGCGGTACATTCTGTACTGGGTGCGGCGCCCATTTTCCGGTCACTGAATTTACGTGGGAGCCGGACGGCTCGCAGGTAGGTTCGTGATGGAACAGCGCACTGAAGTAAAGACGATCAGGGTAGACCTGATCTGCGACACCTGCGGGACGGGAGAGATGGCGTATACCGGCACGATTCTCATGAGCGACCCGCCGCAGCGCCAGTACCAGTGCCCGGAGTGCCTGAATATAGCGCACGTCCCGGGCAGACTGTATCCGCGAATCGAGTACAAGGAGATAGATAAGTTCGACCAGTCCTCGTCCATGAACAAGTTTATCTAACTACAGGGCGTGGTCAGCCCTTCTCCTGATCCCCCAACGGCGGCAACGCAACCAGTTCATGCTCATCCAGATACCGGGCCACGTGGCCCGGTTTCTCTTCCTTAACGACCCCGAAGAACAACAGCGCCGGCAGCCCAATTCGGGTAACCTTGTGATCTTCGTCCTTCTTCGGCAGGTACCCCATCCAAGGGCCGTTCAGGTCCCTTGCCCACAGGTAATGGCTCCACCATCCGCGGACACGTCCACCGAACATATGGCGGACGGTTCTGCGTCTCGCGATATAGCCGCCGTGTTTCCATTGCTTGCCTTTCGACCATAGCCAGCAGTTTGAAGGCAAGCGCGAGGTTATCCAGTCGAACATCCGTTTCATTTCTGACTCCCATCACATTCCCCGGTTACTTCATCATGTCCGGCGTGACCGTGTGTCGCGCCACCTCGCCATGGTCCTTGTGCAGAACCATGGCGACCATACTTCTCCCGCCCCGGTAGCCCTTGTTGGCCGCCCAGGCGTCCGTCGGAGGCAGCACGCGGAACGACTCCACGCGCACGCCCTGCACGTCGACCACGCTGTCTTTATGGACATGGCCAGTGAGCCAGCGGCGCTGCGTGGTACGGCCCCAGGCTTCAGGCTGGTCAGAGGCCATGATCAGCGGCAGGTCGGGCAGCTTCACGCTATGCCCGTGGTGCACGCCGATCAGGTTCACGCCGAACTCGTAGTAGTGGAAATGCCGCGGGCTGGTGTCGACCGTCACCCGGGGCTCGTTCTCATAGAGGGCGGCAAGGCACTCGCCCAGGAACACCGCGGTGGACAGGTCGTGGTTGCCGGGTTCCGGGATGATGTGCACGGTCTCGTGGCGCTGCAGCGCCAGCTCCACAACTCGTCGGATCAGGCGAATGCCGGTGCGGATCATCAGGGCGTAGCGGCCGTCGGAATCCAGCTGATTCTTGCTGGTAGGAGTGATTGGCTCGAGGCTGTCGTAGTGAAAGAAGTCGCCAAGAATGGCGACTAAGGCTTGCTGCGCCGGCGGGGTCGAGGCGGTCAGGGACGCCATGGCGCTGTCTAGCAGGCCCTCGGCAATGGCCATGTCGTAGTTCTCCCCTGCTTCCTCGTCCCAGGCGTACATGCCGAGGTGATGGTCGCCGACGGGGTAGACGGCCAGCAGGGACTCCAACGTGGCTGCAGGGGCCTCCTGTGGCGCCAGACGGGGCAGCAGCTTGGTCATCGCCTCTACTATCTCTCGGCGCAGGAACTCCTGGCGCTCGGCATCCTCGCTGGTCTTGACCCACTGCAGTACTGGCTCCGGCTCGCCGCGGCGGTACAGGGTGGAAGCGCCGCGCAGCTTGTAGCCGTCGGGGATGGGATGGGTCAGGTCGTGTTCAGGGGAGTGGCCGGCTTTGGCTGCTCGGGCCAGGACGGCTGCGACCTGCGTCGCGATAGTGGACTTGTTCAGGCCCAGGGCCTTGGCGGCTTTACGGATGCTGCCGGCGTCCCAGGCGGCGTTCAACAGCTCCCATTGCCTGGGCGTGGCATATTGTTTTAACTGGTCGTCTCGATCTATCAGCTTGCCGGCCATACTCCGCTCCTTCACTTCGTTGCGGTGCTATTTGCCGTCTTCCTTGATGGCGGCTTTGCTGCGATTGCACGCCAGCAAACTTTCATACGTCGCATCGCACCACTCCAGCAGGTCGTCGTTGGTGGTGGTATCTGCGGTAGGGGGCGGTGGAACTGGCGTGGCAGCAGCCAGCGCCTCAGAGGACTCTGATCCATCACTCGGCGGGCGGCAGGTTGCGCAGCCGCTGGAGAGCAGAAGGAGGTACGCGAGTGCCGCCCCAGCTGCCGCCTTCTTGATCGCGTTGCCGTTCATATTCCCTTCTCCTCTCGTCGGCGGCCCTCACGAACCGCTGATGGTCCGCCTGCAGGTCAGCGATGATCTTGTCCCTTGCTACCAGCCTCTTCTGCGCCGTTTCCGCCGTCAGCTTCCAGGCAGCAACGGTCTGCGATTCGTAGTACTTGCTGGTCGCCCACCAAGCTCCCCACGCACCGACTGCCGATGCAGCGCCCAGCGCAGCAAACAGCCCAGGTTTCAGCACGGCTGACAGACTGGCGGGCAAATACTTCGCAACCAAGCGCCACATCACTCATCCCCTTTCGCAGGCTTCCTGGTGATCAGCTCGCCGCGCCATTTCCACAGCGCAACGGCCAAGGCAGGCAGGCCGTACACGACGGTCAGCGCCCCGAGCGTGCCGCTAGGGACGTCTCTCGGGTCCCAGAACACCTTGACGGTGACCGCGCCTACCAGGGCGAAGATGGCGAACACCAAGATGATGGTGAACACCTTGTGCCGATCCATCCAGGCGATCATTTATGCGCCTCCACGTAGTACATCCATCGCTCCGGGACGGGCGAACTATTCCGGTAAAACACCCGGCCCAACTTCGTCGCGCCCCAATAAATGGTCGCCTTCCAGGAAGGCGCGCCCATGTGCTTCAGGTAGCGGCGGAAGATGGCGTCGGCCTCGGCCATCGTCATGCCGTAAAAGGTGACGTGGTTGCGATGCCAGTCGTGCAGGATGCAGGCCGGCTTGTACTCCGCCGCCTGCATGACGCCCTTGAACAGCGCCAGCGGCCCGGGGAACGTGCACCCGTCGCTCTTGAAGTCCGGCGGGACCCGCCAACCTTCGAAGTTGACTTGGTCGTTCACCGCGGCACCGCCGTGCAGTCGACGATGTCCAACAGGAACTCGTCGATGCCGTGGGTCAGGGACTTGAACTCTTCGAAGGCCTTGGCGCTGCTGAGCACGGCGGCCGGGCGGCTGCGGAACGGCTCGTACTGCTCGCCGAGGATGATGCAGCCATGGCTGTCCTCGTCGAGGTTGCCCTTGTGAAACAGGATGAGGGAGCGGCCCGGGACGTTCATGACCTGGAAGGTGTCGCCGAACTTGGGGCTGTCGCGAAACCCATAGTCGGGAGACGTGCGGCACCGCTTGCAGATGTAATGGCCTGCGGGGATGCACGAGATGCCGGTCTGGTTGTCGAGCCAGGGGCGCTCGACGGTGACGGCGAAAGGGAGGTTGTTCCAGGTGACGGCGCCGAACATGCCGTCGTTGCGACTGGCGATCCTGCGGATGACCATGTGGTCCATGCGGCTACCCTCTCTAGTAGCACTCGGGGCGGCCCTCAGTGGCAGCCCCGGTGGGCGTTACGCCCGAAATGTCAATAGTTTATACCATAAACTTCACGTAATTACTCGCTTTTCTGGCAGGCGCCTCTGGCCCATTCCGTGATGGCAGTGACCATCTGGTCCCGGTGGCGCTCCTGCAGCTCGAATATGCGGTCGAACAGGGCCTGGGTACTGGCCTTGTCCGCCTTCGTGTCGAGCGCCCCGCGCAGCTTGGCGGCGCAGTCGTCCATCCGGTCTCGAATGTCATCGCGATCATGATTCAGTTTTGCCAAAAGTGTCTCAGCGTTCGCTGCCATGGTCCTCTCCACCTCGTCGATGCGTGAATCGATGCCCTTCTCGGCCAGTGCAACCCGGGCCTCTACCTTCCCCTCTGCTTCTCCGATCAGCCGCTGCAAAAACTCCCCTCGCCTTCTTACCCAGCGCCGCCACAGGATCCGGATCCCTGCAGCTGCCGCCCCGGTTGCGAAAATCCCTACCGCGACGATCGCCTGCACATGCTCGGTGCTTACCGAATTGTCCGCCATCGCGGCCCCCTTTCTACATTACGGGTTGTCTACAATGTCGCTCAGCCGCTTCAACTCGGCGTCGATGGCCAGCAGCGCCCGCGCAACGATGGCAGGCGTTTCGATGTCCCCGCGCACGGGGTATGGAAGGTTCAGGTTGGGGGTGAAGTCGCGGGTGACAGCGTAGTCCTGCGCCGCCGCGGTGGAGCCGCCGTACGGCGCGGTCAGGGTGAGCTGGGTGCTGGAGTCGACGGAGGCGATCTGGTACCAGACGCCGCCCGGGCTGACGGTGAAGATGTCGCCGGCGGTCAGGTTGGCGAGCCAGAGGGTGTCGGTGCCGGTGACGATGTTGGAGCCGCTGGTAACGGCTACCGAGCCTGCTTTGTATTGCATTTGCGAATCCTCATTGATTCGGGTCTCAAAGTGCGTCCAGCGCGGCAGTCCCGGCGTTCCTGGCTGCGATAACTGCCTGAATTGTACCAGAAGCTGTCACGGCATTCTTCGTCTGGAGGCGGATTTTCTCGATCAAAGCGCCGAGCGAAGCCCACTGGGCCTGGGTCTGCAGGACGAACTGGGCCGCCGGGACTGGCAGCATGCCCTGGGCCTCGGCCTCGGCCTCCACCCAGGGGTGACCCGGGGCCGCCGGGGCCGCGGGGTCCGGGCTGGTGGCCAGGAAAGCCGCCGCGTCCATGGCCTTGGACTGGTAGGTCTCGGCCTGGCCGGGGACGACCGTGATGTAACGCGACCGCGCACGGCCGGCGGCCCGGTCCACGTCCCACTTGGCGGAAGCCTTCTGGTCGTCCAGGGTTGCGGTCGGGTGTTTAGACAGCTGGATCTGCATGGATCACAACCTCCACGTCGAGGTAAGGCCACTTCGTGAACCGCAGGACGTAGTCGCCGGGTTCGATGGCGGTGAACACGACGTCGGTGCCGTCCGTGAGCATGGGGTCGCCGTTGTCGAGGGTGAACTCCCAGTCCTCGGGGATGCCGGTGACAGTGGAGGAGTCGATGCCGTCGGCGAGGATAATGCCGGTGGTTACGAGGTATTCTAGTTCTGGGCGCTGCACGCAGACAGGGTCGCTGGAGAGGTCTATGTAATGGGTGCCTTGCGTACCAACTGCTTCCAAAGCGTTCTCTTCAGGATTGCTGATCTGCCCCTGTACCGTGTCTATTTCCGATTCGCCTTCCATGAAATTATCGATGGTGGAACCCCACCTGATAATCTCGCAGGTGTTTAAATATATGACGAAGCTTCTCATCGTTTTCCCTCTATGACTGCGACTACGCATTCTTTAGACTGATGCCCAGATCCGCTAATTGGCCCTGACGACCTTGCCCACACGGTAAAGGTCTGAGTGCCCGTACCCCCAGTTTTGTCTGCCCAGCAGAACGTGGACTTAATTGCGTCTCCGATGACGTCGGTATCACCCACTCCGTCCCCGTACCCATAGTAAGTTTTTATCGTGCCGCCGTTTCTCCTAATTTGCAGCTCGAGCTTGGCATTGTTATCAGTCCCCGCTCCCTGCGGCGCGGCGAAGAACACATTTATGGAGAAAACGATAATGCGCGTCTGACCTATAGACCCATATATTGTCGCTGACCCTACTTGTTTCCACGTTGTGGAGGTCAAATTCACTGCGCCAGTTAAGGTGCCTTCTGGAATGGTAACCGCCTGCCCTGCAATATTTATCGTGTTGATGGCGTCGATAGCAGAAGCGGTCAGCTTGCCCGTCAGCCACAGGTTCGTACCGTCATACAACAACTTATTGCCGCTGGCGTTGCCAATAAACGCCTTGTACGCCCCGCTGTGATACCCGAACCAGAACCCGTTGCCCGCGTTGTACCCGGTAGCGCCACCCTTGATATTGCCGGTGGACGCCACCGAGAAATTGCCGTTCACGTAGGCGTCCTTGCAGTGCATCACGCCCGCGTTCGTCACGCGGAACGGCGCCAGCGCGCCGTAATCCGCGTGCCCTGACCACATGTTACCGCTCTGGTCCACGTGGAACGAGGTGTTGCCGGTGCCGATGTCCAGCTTGCCAGAGAACTGCCCCGACAAGGCGGTCAGCTGGCCGGAGGAACTGACGCGGAATGGAGCAGCAGCGAACAATGCGGCTCCAGCCCAGGCGTTGCCGTCGGTATCGATGTGGAATGAAGTGGCGTCCGGCCCGCCGATGTCGATACTGGCTACATCTACGTTGCCACGGAACGTGCCACTGTTCGCTTCGAACGCCCCGGTGCTGGAGGTCAGCGCCCAGCCAGCCACCCCAGGCTCGTAGTTGGAGCTGTGAATGATGTCTTCAATAGCCGCCGTCTCGATGGACGCCTGCTTGATGTGCGCCCCGTCCATGACCACCTTCCCGCCCTCCACCAGGAAGCTGGCGGCTGTAGCGCCGGGAGACACGATCGAGAACGTGTCGACCAGGAAGGCTGCCTCGGAGGTGGCACCGTCATTGGCCAGGCCGAAGCCGGAGACGTATCCGTTTACATCCAGCTTGACCATGTACTCGGCGTACAGGTTAGTGACGTCGCCCTCCAGGTTCGCGATAGCCGTCATCGATTCAGCAACCGCAACCGAGTTGCCGGCCACCGCGGCGCTTACCGTGGTATAGGGTCCCAAGTACTGCCAGTATGCGGTATCGGAAGTGAGCGGAACCGGCGGCGTGGGCATGTCCTGCAGGGCCACGTACATTCCGCCGTCGTACAGCACCGCGTCGTCCTTGGCGTATGCAGTGCCCTGGTTGTAGGCTGGAATCCCGTTGGCACTGATGGCCTCCGTCAGGGATGCGTTCAGCATCGATTCAGTGACTGCCCCTTCCAACAGCTGCTGCACATCGGCGGTGGCATTGGCCACGACCGCTACGGGCGAGGTGAATATCCCGGCAGGACCGAACGCGTCCACGCCTTCCAGGCGCACGTAGTAAGTGCCAGCAGGCAGGCCGGTGGTCCCGACAATGTAATCCGCCGATTCGTTCAGCAGATTGTCTGGCCCGGGCGCGAACCCAGGCACCAGCGAGCCGTACAGGCGAGTGGATACGTAATCCGGGTCGGTTGGCTTCGTGTACTCGACGAAGATCGCGCCGATGGACGACAGGTAATTGACCAGACCGAAGTCGACTGGCGGCGGATTGTTGACCATAATCCGGGCGTCGGGGCTGGTGCGGTTGTACTTGTCGCGCGCGGCCACCGACACGATGAACTCGCGGATCGGCGTGCCGTTGCCGTCTGCCTTGTTCTTCTCCAGGGTGTACACGTACTCGGGGTCCGTGACGTGCTCGACCCGACGCACGGTATCGAACAGGCCAGGCGTGTAGACCGTGACTTCGTAGTCCAGGAACCACGGGTCGTTGGACCCGGACCCCGCCCCCAGGGGCTCATCGCCCATCTCGTAGTTGTAGGTCGCCGAGTTCATGCGCCACGTGAAGTGTGCGTCCCGCCCCTCGAACTCGGTTACATTCCCTTTCCCTTTCAGTTCCAATCCGGAGATCCGCACCAGCTCGATGTGGGTCAGCTCCGACAGCGTAATGGCTTGCCCGATGCTGGTGGAGTACCGCCCGCCCACGTCCACCGCGTAGACGGCGAACGAGTACGTGCCCAGCGCAGGGTCCATGATGCGGTGGGATTGGCCCAGCACCTTGACCTCGTGGATCTCGCCGCTGGGCGAGGTGTAGCGGATGACGTGGTGACTGATGTACTGGCCCACTGCATTGGACCAGGACACGTCGATGTACCGGCGGTAGCCGTCCGCCACGAACATAGCCCCATCCGTCACGGTCAGGCCGGAAGGTGACGGCACGCCGCTGCTGCCGGGCAGCTCGGTAATCGGGGCCAGCTCCAGATCGCCAACGTCATCGATCTGCGGATACTTGTCGCCGTGGTACTCGACAGCGGTCACGGTAAAGAACCCGTCAGACACCGGGTCATCGGACTCGGTGATGGAGATGACGCGATACAGAGCGCCCTGGGCGGACTGGGTGCGCAGGGTCCATACCGCGTGGCCCACCAGCACGGCCGGCAGCGGGTCGCCCAGCAGGATGTCCTCGCCCGCCTCGATCAAGCCCATGTCGTTCATGACGGTGGCGTCGTAGACCGTGCCGTCCGGCTGGGTCAGGGCCAGGGTGTAGGTGTTGCCAGTCTCGAGGGTCACGTCCCGGTCCAGCGTCACGGACTGCACGCCCGCGGACGCCACCCGCCCGCCGATGATGCTGACGTTGTGCATCGGGTCGTAGATATACCCCACCTGCCCCGGCACAACGGCGGCAGAGTCGAGGCCTACGTTGAAGGTTACCAGCTCGGTTTCCAGGCGGTTGGTCAGCAGCAGGGCCTTGCCTACGCGGCGCGCCTGGGCGCGAGAGGTGCAGCCGATGGCCACGACCGAGGTCTCCCGATAGCCGTAGCGCAGCATCCCTTCCGGGTCGTCCACATATTCCAGCTCCCGCTCGTAGTTCAGGTCCGGGTTGTTCCACGCTACCAGGGCGGCGGTAAAGCGGGTGTCCCCTTTGCTGCCGGTGTAGGAGAAGCGGCCGTCGATGACGTTCGCCGGCGTGTACTGGAAACTGGGCGCGGTGGGACGGTCGACCGTGGCCGTGACTCCGCCTGATCCCCAGTACACGGCGCCGCGGAAGATGGTGGCCAGGTCCTGGACAAACTGGTAGGCGCTGGACGGAGACTGGAAGTAGCCGGAGCAGCGGAATCTGGGCTCTTCCCCGCCCATGCCGTCCGGCACCAACTCGTCACAGTACTGGGCCAGGGTGTACAGCATCCACTTGTTGCGCAGCGCCTCGGGGATCCGCTTGCCGAGCCCGTAGCGGTCATTGGCCAGGATGTCGTGGAACACCCAGGCTGGGTTGTCGGTCCAGGCCGGCTTGAACGTGCCGACCCACTCCCCGTCATAGGTGCGCAGGATGGGGTCGTAGTTGGTCGGCACCTGGACCTTGAGGCCCTTGATCAGGTAGCCGCGCACCGGGATACTGCTGAACTGCTCGGCATCGATGGCAATACGGACCAGCGCCGAGTTCGGGTAGGTCAGCTTGGACCGGATGGTCTCAGTGTAGGACGCCCAATGCAGGTCGTTGCTAAGTGCCAGGGACTCCGAGTCCTCCGTCAGCCGCTCCACCTGAATGTCGTAGGGCGGGTCGCCGAACTGGCGCAGGCCGAAGCGGAACGACCGGTAGTACGGGGAGGACGCCTTGCCGTTGATCACCCCGCGCCCGCCCAGCGGCACGTTGACAAAGGTGCCAGTGGAAGAAGACCGCACGCTGATGGACAGAGCAACCGACGTGCCGTTCACGTCGCCCGTCGTCTTGTCCTGCTTCAGCAACTGCGGCACCATGACGGTGACCTTGCACTCATCGACCGCGGTGTCGTTGATGCGGCGGATCAGCGGAGTGTCGTAGCGCAGGCGCACGTCCACCTGCTGCTCATTGGACGGGCCGGCGAAGTTGGCCTGCCCCGGCACGTAGGTCTGGTCCTGGGTGCCGCTGCGGGCCTCCACGGTTACGCCGGTGAAGTTGAATTTGCCGTTCTGCCACAGGGGCGTGCCGTCGATGTAGATGGAATTCTCCATGCTTTCGCCGGCCCAGCCCTCGATCTCGCCCTCGCTGATCACCTCGACAATGTCGATGATCGACGTGGAGCGCAGGCTGTCTGGATCTTCCACTGCGGCACGCACTGCGCCGCCGCCGCCCTTGCCGCCGCCGCTGCCTGCCACTACTGGTAGGTTCTTGTTCAGATCATTCATGGTTATTATTCCGGTTCATAATCCAGGGCCAGTTCTTCTGTGTTGATTGCCACGCTGATCACCTGGCTGCCGACCAAAAGGGGGCCGCCGTAGCACAGGGCTACGGGGTTGCCTTGCTTGATCGTGTTGACCGGGCCGTTGAAGTAGTAGCTGGGCTTGTTGTCTGGCCGCTCCTGGGAGGGGTCCGCCTTGGGGAGTGGCCACAGCATGTTGGCGACGCCAGAGAGCGCCATGGAGATGACTACTGAAACCGCAACCGTCGCGACGGCCACAGCTACTGCGGCCGCTGCCGCGGTGGTCCCTCCGAAGTAGGTCATGAGCTGGCTGGCGGTCCAGGCGATCGCCTGGCCGTACTCGCCTTCCACGGTTGGCACAACATGCAACGTGCCGCCGGAGATTGGCATGTTGCCGCGCGCCTCGTCCACCAGCTCAGGCTCCTCGCCGGGATACTCGATAACCATGCAGTACTGGCCGACCTTGGCCTGCTGCAGGAACCCGGGGCGCAGGGCTTCGACCGCCTGGAACGCCTCGAACGGCGTGGCCAGGGCCAGTTCGCGACTGGCGCCGAACCTCTCCAGGTCGCCGTGCAATTTAAGTGTGGTCAACATGCCGTAGCACCTTCGTTGTATGTTTGCGCCAGTACCCGCCGTACACGGTCTTGTGGCTGACATGGTTCAGAGAGTGGTGCAGCAGCAGGCCGCCCTTCAGGTAGACGCCGGAGTGGTTGGTCACCTTGGCGTCGCCGACCTGCATCAGGAGCACGTCCCCGTGCTGCGGCTCCGTGACCTCCACAAACCCGGCGGCCTTGTAGTGGGCCTCGAACGGGGCCTGCTTGCCCTCCCGCCACCAGCCGAACGGCGGGCGCTCGAACTGGCCGATGGCCAGGCCGAATTCCTGCTTGTAGAAGTCGGTCACTACGGACAGGCAGTCGAAGATCCCATACACGAACTGGCGTCCTTCCAGCGGCGCTGTGAAGCCCTGTGGGAAGTACGAGCACATGGCGCCTGACGGAGATGCCATGATCAGGTACGGCTTGTTCAGGGCCTCGCAAGCGGCCTTGTCAGCGTCCGTCGGGTTGGGCAGGCCATTGGGGTGAGAGTGGTAAACGAACTCCACGTGGGCTTCGTGTCGCAGGTACCAGACCGGATCGATCTTGAACGACCGGTAGGGGTCGTGGGCAAGGTTCTCCGCCCGCAGGACCCTGGCAATGGGTCCGTTGCGCAGCACCAGGCCGCAGCACTCTTTGGGGTGCTCGGCCTCGGCGTGGGCGGCGATGGCCCGGATCACGGTGTCGTCGATGGTCATCGCGTCCTCCCCATGCCGGGGAACCCGCCGTATGTCAGCTCCGCATTCGCCCCGAACCGTTTCTTGCAGCTGGAGATCTTGCGGCCGCAGCGGTCGGCCGACTGGGTGAACACCTGGACATCGTCCCGGTCGTACCACTTCAGCGGATTGGTGCCGGGCCAGCTGCACTCCGGCCCCCGGTATTCGGACGGGCAGGTGGTCACCATGATGCGGCCGGGCAGTACCTTGTCGCCCAGGTCCAGGGAGGACACCAGCTCGAAGGTCACCGCCTCCTGGGTCTCGACCTTGCGCTGGTTCACGAAGAACACGTCCTCGAGCACGGCGTTGGGATCGGGGTTCGCGCCGTTGTCCAGATAGCGGGCCACGGTGCGCTGGCGGGTAACCTTGGCGCCGACGAAGTCGTCGTATATCGGCAGCAGGGAGCTGATGTAGCCGGTCACGTTGCTCAGCGTCAGCTCCGGCCGCGGGAACGGGCCTTTGGCCGACTTGGCAAAGCCGGTGGCCTTGATCGGCCAGGGGCTGTAGTCGTAGCCCCGGAACTGCAGCGCGCCGTAGTTGCGGTCCAGCCCGGAATAGAAACGCAGGACGGTCTGGTGACCGGTTTCGGTCAGATCCAGCACGTACAGCTCGAGCAGGGCAGACGGGACCAGCTCCTGGAGTTCGGCCTGCAGGCTCATGCGGGCACCTCCTCGAACGTGGTCGTGATGGTCTGGGCGAACCGGTCACCGTAGGGCAGGGATTTCTTGTAGGACCGGGCCACGAACAGTCTCGCCTGGGATTCGCCGGGCGGCACCCACTGGAAGGTTTCGACGCCGTCCAGGGAATCGAAGAAGTCGTACACCGCCTCCGCCAGCACTCGCTGTTTCAGGTCGTAGGTCACGCTCCACTTCTGCAGCTTGTGGTTGAGTCCGCGCCGCGCGCGCTGCTCGTACCCGTCTCCGAACGAGGCCAGGTACACCCTGGGGGTCATCTCGAGGTCCAGGGCGTTGTCCGGTTCGTAGGGCAGGAAGGGGCGGCCACCTGCGGCACCGCCGCCGTCGGCGGTCAGCAGGCTGTCCGCGGTGAGGATGCTGTCGGCTGTCGTGGTCATCGTCTGCTCCCATACAGCATGCCGCCTGGGCGCTGTTCCGTGATGAGGATGTCGCGTACCGTGGAGTCAATCTTTTTGCCCAGGCGCTGCATGGTCGACGGGTCCATGTCACTGTTCCCGCCATCCACCTTGATGTCCGAGGTGTAGTTGAACTGGCCTCCGCCGCTGCTGCGGGCGGCCGACTGCCGGGTAATGCCGCGGCTGCTCTCCATGGTGCCGCCAGCCGCCCGGCGCATCGGGGTCTTCATGGACGCGCGGATCATGGCAGCGGCTTCCGCGGGGTTGCGGTTCAGGTAATGCAGGCCGTCCTCGCCCAGGTTGCTGACCGCCTCGGCAGTAACGATGCCTTCCCTGTCACTGACCCGCAGGCCCTTGGTCACGCGGCCGTAGGCGTCCACGACCCAGCCCTTGATGGAGTCCGAGGTGCCGGTGCCGGCGCCACGGATAACCCCGCCCATGCGGCCGGGACCCGCGCCGGTTGCGGCCTTGATAACGCCGCCGTCTTTCGCGCCGCCTGTGAAATAGGCACCGACCGCGGTTACCGCGGTGGAGAACAGTTTGTTCATGCCCGAGCGGGCGATGGACCGGGCCACGTCGCGCATGGCGTCCGCGGCGGCGGCGCGAATGGCATCGAAAGCGTTCTCGCCGGAGACGATGGCGTCGGCGAAGGCATCCTCCATGTTCTTGACGCCGCCGACGACATCACCGGTGATGGTCTCGCCCAGGTTGCCCATGCGGGAGTCGAGGCCATCAATGCCGTCCCCGATGTGCTCCAGATTGAAGCCCTGCTCCAGCTCCTCTCCCAGGCCGTTGTCTAGCTGGTCGCGCTCGTAGCGCAGCTGCTCCAGCGTCAGCGCGAGGTCTTCTATGCCCTTCTTGTACTTGGCCACCTCGAGGTCGTAGGCTTCCATGTCGCCAGACTGGAACAGCTCGTCCAGGTCGTGGTCGCGTAGCTCCTTGGCGCCCCTTAGCTGCTGTTCATACAGGGCGATATTGGCGTCGAGATTGCCCTTCTTCTGGTCGACGGAGAACGGCACGCCCTTGGCGGCGCGCGCGACATCCTCAGCGACGCTGCCGGTGGACAGCGTCTGCTCGCGGGCCGAGATGTTTTGCTTGATGCCGGGCAGAGCAGTGTCGGCCGAATACGTCTGCACGCGGGCGGCCTGCAGCAGCCGAGCCTGCTCAGCCCGCTGCTGCTCGATCAGCTCCTTCTCCTGCCCGGACAGGATCAGCTTCTCGATCTCGATCTCGTACTGCCGGCGCATCAGCTCCAGGCGCTTTTCCTGCAGGGCCGGGATCTCGGTGAAGGAGCTGGACTCGTAGGCACGCTTGATCGCGTTCTCAGTGTCCTCGAGGCTCAGCTTGTTGAGCTTGCCTTCCAGCTCCAGGTTGCGCTTCTTGGTGTCACGGCCGTACTGGGCGATCTCCTCACCGGTGGAGTCGTGCAGCTTGGCCAGCTCGATCATGGCCTTCTGCAGGCTCTCCCTGGCCTTGATCTCGTCGTCTTCCTTGGCACCGCTCAGGAGCTGGCGAGAATAGAAATCGATCTCGTCGCGCAGCCCCTGGGCCTTCAGATCAGACAGCTGGTTCAGCGGGTTGGATGGGTCGTCGACGCCCAGGGACGCAGGATCGGTCTTCTTGCGGGTCTTGATCTCCTGCTCGAGGCGGGCTTCTTCTACGGCACGCTCGGCATCGATGGGCTTGCGCTCGAACTGGCGCTGGTCCAGGCGACGGCGGCTGTCCTCCAGGTCGAACTTCAGGTCCTCCTCCGCCTCTGCCCTTTCGTTCTCCAGCTTCAGCAGCTTGCCGTGCGTGGTGTCTCGCTGCGAACGGGTGCCCTGGTCTCGCCGGCCCTCCAGGTACGTGATTTCCTCGCTGCGCACGGTTTCCTCGAGCTGAGCCAGCTTCCTTCTAGGATTCGCCTCGGGGTCGTCCAGAGTCAGGGATTGAAGGTTATAGTCCTGTGCCAGCTTCAGCTCGCGCTTGGCCTTGGCGATACTGACCGCCAGCTCGGGGCTGATGGCAAAGGCTTCCGGGTCCCTTTCCTCTTCGTCCCTGCCAAACCCGGTCAGCTCCCGGACGTACTTCAGGGCGGGACTCTCGGTCAGCTTGAGCGGGTCCTTGGTGTCCGGCAGGAGGCCTTTGAAATCCGGGGCTCGGTATTGGGCCACCAGCGCCTGCTGAGACTGGTCCAGCCTCTTGAGCCTGCCCTCCCACTTGTCGCTGGCCAGTAGTTCCAGGATGTCCGGGCGCTCGCGCTGCTCCTTGAGTTCCTCGCGCTTGTTTTCCTCCGCAATGGCTTCGCTGCTGACTCTCAAGGGCGCATCGGCGCCCTCGATGCCGGCGTTGTAATTGACGGTCAGGGCTACCCTGGCAATCTCAGCGTCAAACTCAGTCTCGAAGTCCTCTGCCTTTCTGGGGTCGTAGGGGCTTCCAGCCCGGGCGGTAGCAAGCTCCTTCTCCCGGGCCTTTGCTTGCGCCTCTTTCAGCTGCGCGAGCCGCTCCTTCGGGTCCTCGCTGAACCCGCTAAAGTCAGGCCCCTGGAACCACTTGGGCATCCCCGTGAAGTCCCACCCAGAGAACCAGCCCTTGCTTTCGCCGGCCGCGTCCCTGGCCTGCTCCAAGGCATCGCGCAGGCGCTCCAGAAGGGTTCGGGTCTCGACGCCGAGGCTGCCAAGCGTGGTGACCAGCTTGTCGACCTCTGCCTGAGCCTGCTCGGGCGAATCAGCCTGCGCGACGGCCGCGACCAGGTTCTTAATGTGTTGTTCGTTGGCCCCGTTGGCGCGGCGCACTGCTTCCTTGGCCTGTTCCGTGTTGGCCAGGTTGTCCGTGGTCATCTGCAGCAGCTGGCCGAACAGCTCGGCGGCGCGATCCGGAGTGATACGGATCAGGCCACGAAGCTCGGCGGACACGCGGCCAGCGTCTCCACGCCCCAGCTCCTGGGCAGCGTCCCACAGCGCCTGGTCCAGCGCCGACAGCTCGCCCTGCACCTCGCTGATGCGCGTCAGCTCGGTGCGCAGTGCGTCCTGCAGGCTCTTGGTAACTTGCGTTATCCCGTTCGCCATGGACGCTGTGCGCGTCAGCAGCCGGTCATCCTCGCCTCCGGCCTCTATGGCGTTCTTTGCATACTGATTCAGCTGCCCTATCAGCGCTTTACGCTGTGGGGACTCGGCCTCTGCCCCTTCGTGCGCCAGCCTCAGCATTATCTCGTTTATATCCGAGAAATTTTCAGCCGTTACGTCGAACGTGTCGGCAATGCGAGCGCGGTAGTCCTTTACCTCGTCCTGCAGGGCCTGCACCTGGGCGGCGGTGGTGCCGCTCTGCACCTCGGTAAAGGTGCCGTCTGCCTGCACCCCGCCTAGCCGGTACTGGGATGCGGCGGCAGTGATGGCGTCCAGATCGGCCTTGGCCGACTCGTACTGCTTCTGCGCGGCCCTTACCTTCGCGCTGGCGTCCTCAAAGGTTTCCTTCCTAAAGAACTTGGCCACCAGCGTAGCCAGCCCGGCCACAGCGGCCACACCCACGATGACGGCGCGGATCGGACCTCCGGCGGCGAGAGATGCAATACGCACTACTGTGCTGGCCTCCCCGAACAGCTTGCCGAGGGTGGTTATCCACTTGAAAAAATCAAGTAGCTTGACCCCAAAGTAGGTAGCCACGTACGTCTTCTTGGACGCGCCGTAGAGCAGGCTGCCCAGCCGGATGAATATATCCAGCAGGACCCCGGCAGACAGCACTGAGGCGGTAAACGCCTTGGTCTGGGCTTCCCCTTTATCCTCGGCGCCCTCGGAGGCGGCGGAAGCGGCGGCGGTGCCGACGGCGGTGCCGGCCGCGAACCGGCCAAGTCTGCCCTTGATGGAGCCCCCGCCCATGCCGGCCAGCACGCCGCCGGTCACGCCCGCGCCAACCAGCGTTCCCACGCCGATGCCGGAGGTGGACTTCATCTGCAGGTCCAGCTGGGTCAGCTTCTGGATAACGTCCGTGGCGGCGTCTGCCACGTTCTCCAGACTGTTTACGACGTCGCCAGACATGTTGGAAGCCAGCACCGTCATGGCGGCACCCAGGTTCTGCACGCTGCTCTGCAGGGCTTCCAGCTGGGTCTGGGCGGCAGACATGGCCGCGTTGCCGAACGTCAGCTTGGCCTCGGCGGCCTGCAGCTCGTCCAGGTTGTTGATCATCGCCACAATGGCGTTCTGGGCACGGACGTCGAACACACGTTCGAACTGCTTCTTGGCGTTACCGGTGAAGCCCAGACGCTGGTATTCCTTCAGGACGGCGACCAGCGGGTTGTCAGTCTGGCCGAAGCCGAAGAACTTGTCCTGGACGTCCTTTTTGTTCAGCTTCTCGCCCAGCTGATCGTACCGCTCGACCAGCACCTTCAGGGTCTTGTCGTCCGGGCTCAACAATTCGATCAGGCCCTGGCGCAGGCCGGTGGCGACGGTGGAGGCCTTGATACCGGCGTTACGCAGGACAGTCACGGCCGCCAGGAATTGCTCGGAGGTCAGGTTGTAGCTCTGGGCTACCTGGGCGCCGCGGCTGAGGATGGTCTTCAGGTCCTCGCCGGTCAGCTTGGAGATGTTGACCGCCTTGGTCAGCTGGTTGGAGATGGTAAGGTCGTCCAGCTCCTTGTAGACGTTGCGCATGGTGCTGACGAGGTCAGCCGCCGTCTCGATGGAGGTCTCGGTGGCGCTGGCGAACAGGGCTACACTGTTCAGCGCGCCGGTGAAGTCCTCGGGCTTGGTACCGGCCTGGGCCAGCACGCGGCCGGCCTCCGCGACCTGCTTGACGTTGAACTTGGTAACCAGTGCAACCCGGGAGATGCCGGCCTCGATGGTGCGCATCGAGTTGACCGTGGCGCCGGTGATGGCCTGGATGCTCTTCAGGGCGGCGTTGTAATCGACGACGCCGGTGGTCAGCGCGCGCAGCGCGGCCAGCATCTTGTACAGCGCGCCGTACCCCAGGGCGTAGCGGAAGAACTGCCGGAACAGTGCGCCGGTCTGCTGGGTCGCGGTACCGAACCCGTTCTGCCGCTGCTTGGCGGTGTGCAGTGCATCGCTGACGTGCTGGATCTGGCCGGTGTACTGGCGCAGCTGCTTGCGGCCTTCCGAGCTGAACGGGCTGGTCGCGGCCGCCAGGCCTTCGTACTGCCGCTTGGCGGTTTCCAGGTGCTTGATGACCAGCGGCAGGTCGTCACGGGCTACGTTACGGATTCCCTTCAGACCGCCGGCACGCTCGAGGATGTCGCCGCCGAGGCGGTTCTGGGCTTCGCGGCGGATCAGCTCGTCAGGCGGGCCGAACATCTCGCCGGAGACCTGCTGGACGGGCGCGGGCTTCGCGGGCTTGCCCGCTTGAGACATCAGTCGCTTGCCCTGGGCGATGGCCGCGTTCAGTCGCTCCTGCTGGTGCAGCAGGTTCTGAACCTCCTTGCTCTTGACATTGTACGCAGGGTTGGCTTTCAGTCGGTCCAGGGACGTGGCCACCCTGTCCGCCTGGCTCTTGAGGAACGCCACGCTGGGTCCCAGCTCCTGCGTGGGCAGCAGGGACATGTCGCTGAGCACGCCCTTCGGAGCCGCGTTCAGGGCCTGGCGGCCCAGGCGCTGCTGGTGGGCTGCAGAGGCCTGTCGCTCGTCCTGCGCCGCGCGCTCGGCACGGGCCTTGCGCTTGGCTGCAATCTCCTTCAGGGCGGCGTCACGCTCGCGCTCCGTGCGTTTCTCCAGCTCCAAGGCGGCCTTGGCGTCCTTGGCCCGTTGCTTGGCAGCCAGCTCAAGCTGCTTACCCTCGTCCAGCGCAGTTTTCAGGGAGTCGCTGAACTTCTTGGAGTCGTCGGCCAGGGCCTTGACGCCGGGCATCAGCATGGGCGCGGCGCGCTGACCTCCCCCCAGAGAATTCGTCAGCCTGGCCTGGGACGCAGCAAAATTGTTCATCAGGCCAGTCTGCTGCTCGATGAACTTCTGGTATTCGTTGGCGCCGCGGCGCTGTTCGGGCGTCAGTTCGAATACGCTGGTCAGCCCCTTGGCCATGCGCTCGGCGTTGCGGATGGTATCCGGGGTGAACTTACCGCCAATACTCTTGGAGTTGACCAGGGCCTCAAGGTCCGCGTACATCTTCCGCATGGCTGCGGCTTGCGTAGCCGTCAGCTCCCCGTACAGCTTCCTGTACGAGCCCTTCAGGTGCTCGCCTTGCCCCTCGATGACAAGGCTCAGGGCCTGGGAATGTTTCTCGAAGCTGGCCTTGAAACGGGCAAGGCCCTGCTTCGACATCTTGATATTGGGGTCGATGACGACGTCTGGCAGCTGCTTGCTGGACAGCAGCTGTTTGATGGCATTGTCGAACTCCTTGTCCTCGACCTTGCCCTTTTTGAGCAGGATGTCCGCGATAACGCTAAGTTTTATGTCGGCCATCCTGCCTACCCCTCATTGGGCGTTGGTGATCGCTCAAGCCTATGCAATTTTCCCTTTTATTACAAGCTCAAAGACGCATCATTTCACGTAGTTTCTTAAACTCCGGATCGTCCGTGTCAATGGTGGCCGTACCGTCGCCAGCCGGCACGGGCGCCTCCTCCTCGGAATACCCGCCGCCGAAGCCAAACAGCACTGATTCGTATAGGACTTTTACGTTTTCCCAGTCCCGGGCCAGCTTCTGCTCGGCCAGGGCCAGCACATCGTCACAATCCTCGTCGCAATACAGGGCGCGCGCCGCCGGCAGGTCGTACTCGGCCAGGTACATGCACATCTGCGCCGGGGTCATCTTTTCCACCCACTGCAGGTAGTCGCTGGCGAACCCACGCTTGGCGGCCTCGCCCTCCTCTCCCGGCGACTCAGGCGCGTCCTTGTGCTTGGCGGCGCGGGTCAGCACATAGCTCAGGTCGTCGTCCGACAGCTTCGTGCGGCCGCACTCAGCCATTCCGGTGTGCACGGCGGCGATGACGGCGGCCTCGGTCAGCTCGTCGAGGTCGTCCATGCAGGCGGTGATGCACTCGAGCATCAGGTACGAGACGGGAAACCGGCGTTCGGTTTTGGTTTGGTAAAATATGGAACGATCCACTCAGGCCTCCAAAGAAAAGCCCCCTGAAAAGGGGGCAAAGGTGCAACGCAGGAGGAGGGCGTTGATTAGTCTCCGCCGCCGAAGTACAGGCCGGTGGGATGGGTGGGGATGATGTTGGCCAGGTGCTCCAGATCGCCGCCGGTGTCGTACTCGGCAGCCGCCGGTACCAGCAGCTTCAGGCCCAGCTCGGTGGAAGCGAAGTCGTCGGCGTTGGAGCCGTCGTTCATGCCGCTGGAGATGGCGGCCTTCCAGAAGTTGTAGCCAATCGGGCGGCCAGTGGCGCGCTCGGTCTGCAGCACCTGGACCGCGAAGTAGTTGGTCTGGGTGATGGCGCCGATAGCCACGGGGTGAGCCGCGTACACGACGGTGCCGGCCACGGTGTAGGCGTGCATCAGCGGGGTACCGTCGTCCAGGGTCAGGACGTCACCGGTGATGGCCGACACGCGCACGACCGAGATCTTCTCGGGCGAGCCAACCGTGTACAGCACCAGCAGCTGACCTTCATCCACGCTGGCACCGGCGCCGGTGTCCAGGGTGATGGACACGGCAGCGGCGGCAGCGTCGCTAGCCAGGGTGGTAGCGAAGTCAGCCGGCTCGGAGCCGGACACGCCCTCACCCAGCATCAGCTGCAGGTTGCGACGAGAATACTCGCGCAGGGTGGCCGTGAGGCTGGAGGTCTGCTTGATGACGGCAGTGTCAACCGCAACCTTGGGGAACCCGCCCTCGAGATCCAGGGATTCCTGGGCCACTTCGACGGTCACGTTGTCCAGGAGGCCCACGGAGTGGGACTGGGTCAGCTTGCCGGCCAGAGACAGGGGTCCAACGCGGACCTCAGCAGTCCCGATCTTGTACTTCTGGGTCTTCGGTGTTCCGAGTGCCATCTGGGTATCTCCTCATTGAGATGGGTGTACGTAAATCGTCCCCGTCATTGTATCACGGGTTATAGGCTCAAGCGCAATACCTTCAATAGTTTGCGACCCAAAGTTGAAGCGATTAGTGAGATTACGGGCCGCTTGGATTCCACGTAGACGAAGGTGCCGAGCGAGTCCCGGCCGATGACGTCTTCCCCGCTGCCGCCGATGATCCTGGTCATATCCGCGTCCACGTACCCGCGGTCGTGCACCGTCTGCCCTTTCAGGCCGTCCAGGAAGGACTTCGTGATGTAACTGTCCATGGGCCGCGGCAGGCCGGAAAAGGTCACTTCAATCAGGGACCTGGCGCTCTTTTTTGTGGTCGTGATCGAGACGGTGCGCGCCCGGGTGGACTCGGTGCCGGGCGGGGCCATGGCGCCGAACTTCGAGAGCAGGCCGCCGGTGAGGCGCTTGCGCCAGAAGGTCGTGCTCTTGGGCTTGCGCTTGGCGTAGGCTTTGCTGAGCGGCGCCCAGTTGACCGTTCGCACGGAAGTGGTGCTGCCCGTGGGGTCGGTCACGGCGACGGTCTGCGCGCCTCCAGACTCGATTCCCGTGCGCCCGGGGCTGGTCAGGAACTTCTGCACCTCGGAGACGACGTTCCGGTAATGCGCCTGGGACAGCTGGGACAGCTGGCGGGCCTTGGCGGCCGAGATCTTGGGCGCGGCTGCCTTCATGACTTCGTTGCCCAGCTTCACATTGAACTGCGCCGAGGTCGGGCCGGTGACCGTGACGCGGGTCGCCATCTCAGTAGCTGACCGCCTTGCCGCGCACGGACACCAGCCGCACCCCGGAAAAGCGATCGCCCTGGGCCGGATCCAGGCCTACCCAGGTGATGTGCAGGTAGCCCACGATCGCACCGGCCGTCTCGCCGGAGTAGTCGCGCACCTGGATGTCACTGCCCTGCTTCACCGCGGCGTTGACCGCCTCGATGAGGGACATCTGCTCGTAGCGGGCCGGGTCCTTGGCGGTCTTGGCCCCGATCACGAAGGAGACGTCCCACATGGGCTCCCGGGGCGCCGGGTTCATGGTGCCCAGCTCCCACACGATGGCAGGGTCAGGCGAGGCCAGAAGCTCCTCCACGTTGACGTTGTCGGTCAGGTCGATGACCGCGATGTCGCCGGCCATGTAGTTGGCGCCGATGGCCACGCCCAGCTGGTCGATGGTGGACTTCATGGGCTTGATGAATTCGCTCATGCCGAGGCTCCCAGCTTGACGGCGCGCGCCTCTACCGTCTTCAGGAGGCGGTTGACCTCGAGGACCTCGTAGCGGTGCCCATCCAGCTGAATCTGGTAAGTGGTGTCGATGACGGTGCCCTCGGGCAGGAAGACGCTGTGCGAGCTGTAGCGCACGCCGAGGTACTCCTTGGAATTTTCATAGGTGATGCGCTCGGAATCGCAGAACACCGTGCCGGCGGAGATCTCCTGCTTGGTGCCGTTCAGGCCGGAAGCGGCCTTCACGTCGCCGAAGCGGAACAATTCCGCGGTACCCATGCACTCTTGCAGCAAGTACGTGCGCCCGTAGGTCTCGTTGTGGGCGATGTCGACGTTGAGCGCCCCTACGAGGTAGCGCACGCCTTCAGGGGACCGGACGACCTTGTACTGATCAGGAATGACCGTGTCGCCGCCGGTCATGAACATGCGCTTCTTTTGCCCGAAGCTGCGGTCGGTGATGAACCGGTCAAACGCCAAGAAGTCGCCTGCGACTACCCCGGTCACCCAGTCCGTGCCGTCCCAGCCATCCAGGTGCACGGTGGCGAAATACTGGATGGCCTGGCTCAGCTTCACCCGGTCACCGGGTCATAGGTAGGCGTGCTGCGGCTGGCGAAGGACATCACGGTCTCGGCCGTGCCACCCAGGGCCAGCGACAGCAGGCTCTTGTAGTGGGCGGCGCGCGCGGATGCCGCCCGCTCCACCGCATCCATGTCCATCATCTGGAACCGGCGCATCTCGGTCTTGCCGTCCGAGATCATCTGCGGGATGGCCAGCTTCATGTTCGTGATCACCCGCTCGGCGCAGTACCACTGCGCGTAGAGGGAGATGTAGTTGGCCTTCAGCTGGGCGGCCGCATCGGCCCCCTGCAGGCTGCCGGCCGCGAAGGCCGCGGCATGGCCGTCGGCCCAGCCATCCAGGTCCACCGTCAGCTCCAGGGCCAGCCGCTGATCCACCAGCATGGCGTCGGTCACCTCATTGTCGGTGACCCCCAGGGCGGAACGGATGGCGTCCGTGTCGGTGTACGCGGTGATAGGCTGGGCCATGGCTCATCAGTCTCCGCAGCGAATCAGCAGGCCGGCCTGCACCTGACAGGCGAACCAGCTGGTCACCTTGCCGACCGTGGTCGGTCGGCTGGGCGAGAACGTCAGGTTGGTGTAGGGGTCGTGCATCTTGAACCGCTTCGAGCGGTACTGACCCGGCTCCACGCCTTTCACTTTCACTTCCTTGGCACCGGACTGCTTCATGGTGGCCTGGTCCTCTTTGGCACGGGCCTTGGCTTCGGCTTCAGCGGCCTTGGCGGCGGCCTCGTTGTTGGCCTCGATGCCTGCGATTTTGGCCGCCAGGGCGGCTTCAGCAGCTGCCTTGGCTTCGGCTTCAGCTTCAGCAGCTGCCTTGGCTTCGGCTTCAGCTTCAGCGGCTGCCTTGGCTTCGGCTTCAGCCAGGGCTTCGGGCGTGACTGCCTGAGCGGCAGGTTGCGGGGCGGAACTATTTTTCTGCAAAGCCATTACGGCCTCCTTGGTCTTCATGTGAAAACGGAGGCCGACAGGCCTCCGTTTGTCGGTTCACTGAGCAGGCTCAGCCTTACACCGTCAGGGTCATCTTCGACCACGCGTCGGTCATCAGCTTGTGCGCGATCTCGCCGAAGTCGACACGGAACGAGGTAGCCCGGCGCATCACGTACTGCTCGATGGCGCTGTAGGAGGCTGCCACGTTAACCACGCGACGGATGGCGTACCGGCGGTCGAGGCCGACGATGGTGTTGGCACCGGTCACGGCAGTGTCCACCAGCAGGATGCGCGGGGCGGAGATGCCCAGGTTCTGCAGGGTGAACAGCGCATCAATGCGCGGCGAGTTGGGGTCGTCGCTATTGATGGTCGGCTTGCCGGAACGGCCTTCGATGGCCAGGGCCGTGTCGATGTCACAGATAATGTCCGTGATGGTCATCTTCCGGTAGTTGGCACGCAGGTACTTCACCCATGCCTTGTGGGAGATGGCGCCGGCAGCCGCGATGGTGTCGTCGAAGGAGTCCGCTTGGACGGAATCGAGAGCAACCTCGCCCACGTCCGCATCGCCGCTCAGCATGCCAGCCAGCTGACCTTCGACGGTGCGAATGCGTTCGCCGCGAGCCTGTGCGGTCATGGCGAGACCCACCAGGTCCAGGGTACTGGCCGCGGTGGCTTCGTCGGAGATGGTCAGACCGATGGACTTGGTCGGGATCCGCATCGACTTCTCGTTCACCGTGATGGTGACCATGATGGCCGGTTCCGCCAGCTGCGAAATGGGCTGGGCCTCGGAATCTTCCGGCGCCTTCACGTTGATGACGGGCTGGTCGATCTTGGGCGAGTTCACGAACGCCGTGGAGGCGATCATGCTGTTGTAGCCGCCCAGGAAGTCCTCGTTGTTCGTGGTCAGCTCGCTCTGGATCAGCTGCATGATCACTTCCGGGAACAGCAGCCGTCCGGACGGGGTGTTGTTGCTGCTGCCGTCGTTGCGGTTGATGGCGCCCATGTTCACGTCCAGGCTGCCGTCCATGATGGACTTCATCGTGGGCGGGGTCAGGCCGGTGGCCGGGTCAGGGCGCAAGAACATGCCCGCGGAGGCCATGCACTGCTCCAGGGTGGTGCCTTCCTTCAGGTCGGACGGGTAGGCGTTCTGCAGGTACTGGGTCAGGGACAGGCCCTTGTCAGCGGCTGCCTTGTAGGCGGTCACGTCCAGGTCCAGTTCAGCGCGCTGGCCCTGTGCGTCTACGATGTTGTACTTGGGCATCTCAGGTCTCCTTAGACGCGTTCGATGAGGACAGTGTCGCCGGCAGCGCCGGTACCCGTCAGGATGCGCAGGACGCGCCACAGGAAGATGGTCGGCGTGCCGCCCTTGACGGTCGGCAGGCCTGCGGTGCCCAGAGCTGCCTGGGTACCTGCGACCACGAGGCCGCCTACGGCCACGGTGCTGACCTGCGAGGCGTCCACCTCGCAGATCATGCGGCCGTCGCGCTTCACGCCGCCGAACGAGAATCCACCGTTGACGGTGTACGGCTCGACCGAGCTGACGAAGCCCTCGATCTCGTCGCCGACGCCGGCGAGAACATAGTTGTTGCTGGAAGCCAGCGTGACGGCCTTGCCTTCGTCGGCAGTGACCATCTTGGCGGAAGTACTTGCACCCAGCGCGGCAGACTCGACCCGGGCGGGCGGGTCCTTGACGAGGTCAGTGAAAACGAAGTCCGTCATGACAATTAACCCTCATTGGTTTTGGAGAAAGAAACGGCTCGCTTTACGGCCGGGGAGTGCATGGCCGGAGCATCGGTCACGACTTCCAGCTTGTCGCTGGAAACCTTGCCCTTGCCACCGACCGGGTACCGCTCGAGAAACGCCTTTTCCACGGCTGCGTGCTGCTGCAGCAGCGTGGTGGCGTCAAGGTGGTTGAGATCCTGGGGCGAACCGCCCAAGGCAATCTGCATCTTCTGCACCGAGGCGCGGGCGATGTCCAACAGCCCGGATTCGGCAGCGGTGGCCTTGGCCAGGGCGGTGTTGGCCTGGGCCAGCTCCACCTTGGTATCGACCAGGGCAGTGTTCAGCTCGCTGATCTGGCGGGACAGCGCATCGATGGCGGAGGTGTCCGGGGTGGAGACCGTCTCGGCGGTCACGCCTTCCCCGGCGGCAGCTTCACTGCCCTCGCCTTCCGCGCCGCCTTCGGCAGCGGCCTGGGCCTCCGCGGCGGCAGCGGCTTCAGCAGCGGCCTGGGCCTCCGCGTCTGCATCGGTCTCGACCGCACCGTGCAGCTCGAGGGCCTCGGCTTCGGGAACGCCAGCCTGGATGGCCTGCTGAGCGGCGGCGGTGATTACTACTCGCTTGCTTTTGGTGGTCATAGGCTGAAGGCCCCTGTGGTTCGACATGTGAACTTCATGTTGTTTCGAATTATGCCCCCTATCCAGTTGATTTACAACCTCTTCAAGGGTCGAAATTTCATCCACCAGGCCGACGGCCATGGCATCCGGCCCCCAGAACTCACGGCCTTCCGCCGCCTTCTCCAGGATGTAATCGATTGGCAAACCTCGATTTTCTGCCACGGCGCCGGTGAAAAAGCCGTACATGTCCGACAGGCTCTGCTGCAGGTGCGCCTTGGCCTCATCGGTGAGTTTTTCGTAGGGAGAGCCCAGCGCCTTGTACTTGCCTTCGCGCAGTACGGTGGCCTTGATGCCGCCCTGGGCCAGGGCCGCGGTGAACTCGCGGTGCACGGCGATGACGCCGATGGAACCGACGCTGGACATGGAAGTGGCGGTGATCTTGCGCGCGGCGCTGCCCAGCCAGTACGCGGCGCTCATCATGTCGCCGGAGGTGTGCGCGTACACCGGCTTGTGCTCGGCATCGACCCGGGCAATAAAGTCAGCCGCCTCCGAGGTGCCCTTGGCCGCGCCGCCAGGGCTGTCGACGTCCAGCAGGATGTCCTTGATGTCGCCGTTGTTGACCGCGGCGGAGAGCGCGTTGCGGATCTCGCCGTAGCTGGTCACGCCGAAGAACCGGTTCCACATGCTGTCGCGGTTGGTCAAGGGGCCGTGCACGGACAGGATGGCGGTATCGCCGTGGCGCTGCACGAGGTAGCCGTACCCGTCGAACTCGTCGTCCTCGTCGTCGAACGGGTTGTTGGCCCGCGCTTCCGGCGACATGGCAGCCTCGGCCGCAATGGCGTCGAGGCAGAGCTGGTAGCTGGAAAGGTCGCCCAGCCAGAACTTGGTTTCGATGGTCATGCCGCTTTCCTCAATGAAAGTGGGAGTAGGTCGCCCTTACTGGCTGTCGCCCCCGGCCTTGTCAGGGGTGTCCGGTTGCAGGGCGCGGCCCTGCGGGTCATCAGGTGTTTCCGTGCTGTTGGCGCCGGAACGGCTGAAGAACATGGTGCCGCTGAGCGGCGGTGCCCCGGGCGGCCGCACGCCGGTACCCATCGCCTCGGCCGCCTCCTCGTCCGTGATGAAGCCGTAGGACAGCTGCTCCAGGATGCGCTGCTGGCGCATGGTGCGAAACGCCTCCAGCTCGTGCTCGGGGCGCAGGTCGATGGGGTCAAAGCGGAAGTGCACGTAGTAGTCGCCGCCGTACAGACGTACGGCCAGCGTCAGCGCGCGGCTCATGAACTGCTCCACCGGCTTCTGGATCGAGCGAGCGATCTTCAGGAACACCAGGCTTTCCGTGTTCGACAGGCTCTGGCTACCGGACAGGCGCAGGCCGAGGATCGACGGGTGCGACTTGAGGCTGGTGGCCAGGATCCCGGACAGGGCGGTCAGCAGCTCCTTGTAGTCGGTCTTGTCGCCGTCGGCCTTGATGGCGCTCATCTCGACCGCGTCGAACGCGACCAAGGCGTCTTCCGGCTCCAGGCTGTTGACCGTCGCCACAACCTCGTCGCGGATTTGCTCGAGGTATACCTTCAGCTTCTTCGGATCCGACTGCACGTCCGACGGGGCGGAAGCCATGACCTTCTCGGAGACGATCTTCACCAGCAGCCGGGTGTGGCCGGAGCGGCGCACCGCGCGGCGCATGTCCTCGATGAACTCCATGAAGTAAAACGCCATCTCGATGGCGGACTCCATCATGGAACTGGAATAGGCCACGTGCGCCTGCTTGTGCGACTCAGCGATCCAGACGGTCGGCTCGTCCAGGTCCACGGCCTCGCCGGTGGTCGGCTGCTGGCGCGGGTACATGCGCCCGTCGCCCTTGGCCTTGTAGGTGATCTGCTCGTAGGGAATGAAGTTGATGTGACTAGGCAGGCGCTGCTTGTCCAGAACCAGTTCGCCGGCGACAGCGCCGGTCAGCACGACCTCGAGCAGGCCGGATTCGATCAGGGCATCCATGGTCCGCTTGTCCGAGAATTTCTCGCTGTAGTCGTAGAGCGTGTCCATGCCGGCCGCGACCGAGCGGGCAATCTGAGTCCCCTCGGCGCTGAACTCGTGCGTGCTGCCATCGTAGGCCTTGATGGTGTAGCCGGAATTGGCCACCTGGACATAGGTGAACACGGCCGCCGAGGTGGTCCCGTCGACCCGGGCCAGCCGGCGCACCGCCTCGGCGATGCGGCCCTGGTTGCGCAGCGAGCGTACCGACTCCGCCTGGATCAGCTGGCTAGGCTTGCGGATTTCCGCGCCCTTCTCCAGGCCAGAGGCCGGGCCGACCGTCTTCGCCTTGGTGGCAAGGCTGCGGGGCATCACGAGTTGTTTTGGTGCCAGGGCCATAACCTACCTCATTGTAGGAGTTGGGATTCCACGTGCTCCGGTTCGGTCTTGATCTGGGCCTTGCCGATCAGCGGCAGGGCGGCAATCGGGGCGTGCTTGCCACGGAACCCCAGCATGGAATCCGCCATGTGCAGGTAGTTCAGGGCGTGGGCGTAATGGTCGTCGCCGGTCTTCACCCAGGAGGCGACGCGTTCGCCCCGGCCGTTTTCCGTCTCGATGCGCTTGACGTTGCTCAAGTGGCTCGCGATGACGGACATCTCCTCCATCCGGGCGAAGCGCATCTGGCCCTTGTTGACCGTCTTGGCCAGCTCGTCGATGGTGCCGGTGCGGTTCGCGTTGATCACCTGCTCCACCTCCTTCACATCCACGTTGGCCAGAGAAGCTCGAGTACTACGTACATAATAGCACGCAAATACTTGATTTAGGTAGCCATGACCGATCAGTTTCAGGGCAGTCGTGAAGTCCGGGCCGGCGTCCACCACGGCCTTGGAGACCCCGTACATCCGCAGCAGCTCGACAACCCGCTTGAAAATGGCGTCATCGTCGTCCTGCTTGATCCGCTCGGCATGCACGACATCGAGGTAGTGCTTGTCCCGCCGGCCGATCACCAGGTGGCAGACCTTGCCGACGTCCATGCCCAGGATGAAGCCGGACCCGGCCAGCTCCCGGGGCTGCAGCCAGGAGAGCGTGGTGTTGCGGGTGATCACTTCCTTCAGGAAGGAGGACTCGGCGTCCTCGTAGGGCAGTCCGACCTTGAAATTGACCCAGTCGGCCTTCTTCTTGTATTCGCTCAGCGACATCAAGGTCTTGCTGACCGGGTTGACCGCGGCCACGTCGAAGGGCTCCACCTGGAAGCCGACGTATTCCTTGGTCCCGATCTCATGCGCGTGCACCCACTGGCGCTTGTCCGGGTCACACAGGTTGGCCTGGGTCAGCGGGCTGTGGCAGGAGGGGCACTTCAGGAACGCCTCGCCGATGCGGTACTTGGGGTTCTCCAGGTCCGACTTGTCCAGCTCCAGGATGGAGTCCTGGTAGCCGGGGATGACCACGTCGTCCAGGAAGCCCGGCGCCACCCAGGTGCTGCAATGGTCACAGCGTACGGCGTAGCGCGCCTGGGTCGACTTGGCGAACTTCTCGCTGATGCCATACCCCTCGACCGTGGGCGTGGAGAAGTCCCGGGTGATGCCGCCGTTCTCGGCATGGCCCAGGCGGCTGGCGTAGGTGCTGAGCGCCACCTGGTTGGAGAAGTCCACTTCGTCCCGGACCAGGAAGTCCGCCGGCACCGAGATGGCGGAGCCCTGGCCAAACGAGCCGGAGATGTACAGGAACGAGCCGCCCAGCTGCTTCAGCTCCGAGCTGTCGTTGTCCGGATCCAGCATGCTGCTGAGATGGTCAGAGCCGTCGATCACGGTATCGATGCGGGCCTTGGTGAACTTGCGGGCAAAGCCGGTGGTCGGCAGGGTGTAGATGGCCGTCGAGTTCGGGTAGATGTCCAGCAGGGCCAGAACGATGCGCACGGACAGCTCCGACAGGCCGACCTGGGAGCACTTTCGGGTGCAGGCCTTGGGCGCGTCGCAGTTGGCGATCTCGATCTGCATCTCGTGGTCCTTGAAGGACCAGGGCTGCGTGCGATCGCGGGGGTGAGTGGTGCGGGAGCAGATCCACTCGGACGTGCGTGAGAGGTCGCGCACTGTCGAGACGGCGGCCCGTAGGCGCGCCATGAACGCCTCCGCCTGGCTGTTCATTCGACCCGCAGCCGCAGGAGGGGGCGCCACGCGATGCCGGTGGGGTGCAGGGCCGAGAAGACGGTCAGCGTGGCCCAGTAGACGCCCGGCTGCAGCGGCAGCGTGCCCAGGACCACGCCCAGGTAGGCAGGCTCAGTCAGGTCGAAGTGACCTGGGTCGTCCGCCGAGTCCATCGTCAGCACGCCCTCCACGTCGAGGATGGCGCGCGTGACGCTGGTATGGTCCGGCACGGCCACGCCGTCCTCGGTCAGGCGCAGGCGGGAAACGGTGGTCTCTCCCTGGGTGACGTGCAGCGTTGTGCTCATAGGACCTCAATGTCCAGGACAGGGGTAGCGTTGGTCTGGCCGGTGACCGGGGTCAACACCACAACGTCCGGGCGCTGTGGATCGTGCGGCACGCCCCGGAAGAAACCGTCGGCCATCAGGAACTGGCTGTCGGCGGTGTGGATGTCGGTGTCAGTGGTCACGTCTGGTCATCTTTGTGGCCGTTTGCGGTTACAAGAAGGTCGGCGCCGTGATATTGGTAGCGTCAACATTAGTGATCGAGCCTGGGACAGCGATGTTGTTCCACTGTACAAATGGGTGAGACGCATGGCGGTTCTTCATCAGTTTCACATTCGTCACATCTGCTGCGTCCATTCGCATATCAAACTGATTGTCGTGTACGTTAAACTGAGCGGGGAAGTTAACTATTGTGTCCCCTGATGCGGTGCCGGTATCAACCCCAACAATCTCAGCCCCTACGAAGCTCAGCGCCTCATCGCAATCCACCTTGAACTTGTTATGGGCGATATCGACAACCGATCGTGAACTCATTTGCTGTACTGTCGCCACAAGGGCTATTGTTGAGGCAGTCCCCACTCCGCCATTCGTATGTATCCACGCAGAAAACTCGTTTCCGATGAGGTTGACATCTGTTTTTGCATCGGTTGGCAACGCAATTGATGGCGAAGAAATCCCCAACGCGACACATCGGGTATTGTTAGAAGCTTGCCTATGAAACGCGGTAATTTTAGAATTTCTGACATCCAAACGACGCCCCTCGAAATACCGAATGGCGTCGAATTCAGTCTCCATCACACAGTTATCTATGAACAACCCTTGAGGACCAGCCATATACACAGCGTCTTGGTAGCCTGCGATCCCGGATACGTTACGCAGATAGATATTGGCTGAGTACGCCGCCACCGGGTTGCTTGGATATGCAGACCGGATAAGGCCATAGCCTGCAGGTACATTCTCGTAGATCCCGGAAGCAGCTACTCGGGAGCTTATATTGAGTCCGTCCATACAGAACTCGCTGCCGCCAATAATTGCACCCCATGTCTCGCCGGCATTTTTCCACGCATTGATTTGAGTGGTGCCGGAGTGGGCAAACAGCGTAGTGAAATGTCCATTTGGAATATAGATCGGCGCATTATTTGAAAACGACGCGGATTCCGTGTGACCTGGAAGCAGGTAGATTACAACAGGGTTGACTTCGAACAGCTCGATCGTCTGTGCGGTGCGGGACGATGAAATACGCGGGTTCAACTGCATAACCGTATTCGCGTTCAGCACATACACCAGCAACGGGATGTCGCCGTCAACCTCCATTCCAACTGTCCTGCCGACCAGCGCGGACAAGTCTGTGGTAGTGGTCCATTCTCGATGCTGACCGGCAAAATTCGCCTCAGCCCCGTCCGTGATGGACGCCAGAGTGGTTTTCTTGTACCCGGCAGCAGTACGAGCAGTTATAGCGACCTGGACGGTTGCATACGCGCCGGTTTCCCCAACTGTGAGAATGTTTGACCCAAGCCGAGGCACCCAAGACCGGACTCCAGCGAGAGTGCTAGTCAGTACCATGCCAAGCTCTGCAGGGTTGCTGATGGCCGGCTCTTTGTCGTCCAGCGCCGTTTGCAGGTCTGTGACAGTGCTGATCGCCTGCGCACCAGTGTGCGAGGCCCGGTCACGCAGCTGAGCGTCGGTCGCGTTGGCCGTGGCCCCGGTGGCGACCCCATCCAGTTTGGCCTTGTCCGTGGCGGACATCGAGCCGGCCGCAGAAGTAGTTGCAGGCAAGATACTGATCACCGGCGCAGAAGCCGTACCGCCCACGGCGACCGGTGCAGCGCCGCTGACCGAGTCCACCGCCCCGCCCGCAGGCGGATCGATCCACTCCCGGTTGCCGAGCGTGTCACTGGACAAGATCTGGCCGTCGGAAGCCGGGTTGCCGAGGTCGGCTTCCTTGTCGTTGGCCGCGCTCAGCGCAGCCGCAGCCGCATCAGCGTTGGCCGTGGCACTGTTGTACAGTTCGACGAAATTGGCGTTACATTTCTGGAACGCGGCGAAGTGAGTCTCGCCGGTATTGTCGCCGGGCGTGGTACCGTGGTTGATTGCTTGTCGTGCCATAGCCATCTCCTCATTGAGACAGGCGGGTTATGCGATTGCGGACAACTCCCGCTCGAGGTGTTCGAAATATTGGTCCTGGAACTCCTGCGGCATGGCGCGCACGGCAGCGGCCGCGGCCTTCTCGATGGCCCGCTGGCGCTCGTAGCTCATGATCTTCTCGTGGGTCTTGATCAGGGTCTGCAGGATGGTGTTGCTGGCGGTTGCGACCTCTTTCAGGTCGCGCGCAGAGATCCCCTCCATCGGCACCCCGTTGTCCGTCATCACTTTGCGCCGCATGGCCTTGATCGCGGTCAGCTGCTGGCCGATCTCCGCCACCAGGTCAAAGTCGGCGCCATAGGCCACGCCTTGGGGCAGGTAATCCTGCAGGATGCAGGCGAGGTTGCGCAGCTGCTCCTTGGTCAGCAGCTGCGGGGCGTGGAGGATCGCCTCCACCTCGGCGTCCAGGGTCTGGAGGTCCGTCATGAACTCGTGGATGGCGGAGGTCTCGGTCATAGACTGGCATCCTACGCCGTGCGATCAGGTTTGGTCAACTGTTTCAGTGGGATGCGGCACGTTGTTCATGAGGTACCTGAGCTTGAACTCGGGGCAGATGACCGGGCCGTGGGTGACGTGCTCGGCACGGTCCAGGTCGCAGCTGTGGTAGCCGTGGTCGAGGTTGAAACGGTCCCAGTGGCAGGCTTGGCAGGAGGGGTAGCTCATGTTTCACCTCAAGAAGTGGCGGGATGTTCCTGAAGTGTGAGGGAAAGGACGGGCTGAGTCGAGGGATTCTTGGAATTTTGGGGTTTACCCTAAAATTTTGGGATTTGGGCGGCGGGATTTTGGCGGTTTTGGCCTGTTTTTGGGCGAATTTAGGGTAAATTGTTGATTTCGGTGGCGAATCTGGCGATTTGGCGCCGTTTTCGGTTGTAAGTCGTTGATAATTGTTATTAAGTTGTTGATTTCGGTGGTGATCTGGTTTAAAAAGCTGGGGAATTCGCGCAGGGACCAACATCCCAGTGGCCAAGTAACCACAAAATAAAAGTGGGTACCGGGTCTAAGTCCTTGTATCTAAAGACATTCTCCCGGTATGCCGACTGTCAAGCCTGCCGGCGAGTGTCGACCTGGTTGACAGTGGTGATTGCCTTGTGAATCAATGACTTAGAGACTTATCCACAGAAAATAGGTCGGATAATCATACAGTTAGAGGCTGGCACGGTACCTGCATAAGGATATAAAGTCTAATAGAATCAATAGCTTACGAGACTTGGCACGCCTCCTGCATATATAGGGTATGGGGCCGCGACCCCATGGGCTGGGCTTGTTCTCGGTCCGTTCTTTGGCCGTCAATCTTTTGACGGTCCTACCTGGGTACCCGTCAAATAGTTGACGCCCCAGATCCTGACATGTCAGGATCACACAAACCAAAGAGGGTTTACGCCATGAAAAATACTTTCGATCTTAAGACCGCTACCGTGTCCAGCCTGTTGATTGAATTCCGCGTCGCTCTGGGCCGTGCCGAAAATTTCAGCCTTGGACTGCGCGCCATTGTCCGCGCGGACGCAACCATTCCGGCCAGTACGGACGCCGCAAGCCGACAGGCTTCCATGGTTGCCATCATGAAAGACTTGACGGACACAGAATGGAACTCTTGCCAGCGTCTGATACGCCGCGCCGTTACTGATTCTGGCTTCCTGTTCCCGGCTGGCCAGATGAAACGCTATCCAAATACTGGGGTCTATGAATTCCCGTTGGACCTGTCCATGGCACCCGCCAAGGCTGAGCCGGAAGCACCCGCCAAGGCTGAGCCGGAAGCACCCGCCACAACGACTCCCAGCAACGGCCAGCCGAAACAGGTCCAGCCGGTGCGCCTGTCCGTTGCGGACGTATGCAAGCCGGTACGGGACGCCATGGTACCCAATGGCTTGAACCTCCCGGACGTTATCCGGGAACTGGCCAAAGGGCTTAGCAAAGAAACGCTGGCCACACTGGCGCGTGAATTTGACGCCATGGCAAAGGCCAGCAAGCCCAAGGCAACCCGCAAGCCGCGCAAGGCTTCCAAGGGTATCCCGATCGACTCCGCCGCGCCGGTAGCCGTTCCCAAGGGTACCAAGGCAACCCCCGAGCACAAGACGGACGCCGAAAAGACCGCGCGCCGACTCCGCGCGTAACCCCATAGCCCGCCGGCACTCCCGGCGGGCTTCCCCTATTCATCCTGCCCGGCTTGCCGGGCGGGCCTTTTTGTGTGCGCGTGCGTGCGTGCGCACACAAAAGGGCGATCCTGACATGTCAGGATTCAGTCTCCCGCCGGCTGGCCGGTGGTGATTTCCCGCGCGCCGGGCTTTTCCCGGGCGCGTGGGCGTTTTCCCCGGCGCCAGGGTTTTGCCTGGTGCGCGGGCACAATTTCTCGGCCAGCGGTGATCCTGACATGTCAGGATCGGCCACTGGCCCGGGCCTGGCGCTGGGCGCTGGCATACAGGTTTTCAGATGGACACGTGGTCACGGTAGCATCGACGTGGGGGCGTGCAGGCAGGAGCCGTCCATCTGGTGCGGACTACAAAGGGAAGTCAAGGAAGCGAAGGGTTGTGGCCCTTCGGGCACCGTGGCACGCGGTAGCCGGTACCCGTCCCATATCGACGGGAGGTAATGCGGAAAAGTGGCCGGAATGATACCCCGGGACCACTTGACCAGAGTGGAGCGCCGTCAAGACTCCAGTTCCTTTGCCGGTTTCCTGGTACCAATAAAACCGGTGGTCAGGTAATAGCAGGAGAGTAGCGATCCGAAACCGAGACTCGTCGAACGGCGAGCACAGAATCGGGCCACCGTCGCTGGGCACCCCATGCCAGCTTATACTCACATAGGCCACACCCCTCGAAAGGGGCGGTGCGTCCTCCTGCATGCTACGCATCTGAATCGCCTACCGTCGCCACTGAATTTTTCCCTTCACGTGGTGACCACGGCGTGCGAGACACTAGGATGCCCTGACGGTGGAGCGGTCCACCGAAAATGCCTACTAGCATGGCGAGCCCATGCGCTTGGATAACCGCGTGGTACCCGGTCAACAATATACCGGGAGACCAATCATATTGTCCCCTGCAGGGACCTCACCACCGTACCTCTCACCGACGTACGGGCGGAGCCGGACTTCGACCCCGGCGCGTGCCATCCGCGGCACCTGGTCGATCCTGACATGTCAGGATCGGTGGTGAGTTGCAGGTTCGACGCATTCACGCAGACCCAAGCCCTGGGCACTGCCTCATGTCGCTTCACCACTGCCCTACCCACTCCCCTTGAAAAGCCGGCACCGCCGGCCAGGGGCGCTGTGGGCATCGGTGGTGAGGCGGCATCTGGGAGTCACAGGCGCTGGCCGCCGAAACGAACGGAAGGCTGGCAAAAACGAACGGAAGGCTGGCAGAAATGCCTTCCCACACTGGAGCAATCCCAATGTCAACGTATCACGCCATGGCCGTCCGTCTGGCCACTGAATACCCGCCCTCCCCTGCCGGTGGCGAGTGCTTCCTCACGCCGCACCTGGTCGCCGATGGCGACTGGATCGACCGGCAGCTGCTGGCACTGCGGATGGGGATCACGGACAAGGTCGCGATCTTGACCTGCATCGACGTGCACCTGACCTACCCGTGCAGCCCGCAGCACGCTCGGATGTTCAGGGTGGCGCGGCGGGAAGTGAAGGGGTACAACCGGTGGCGGGAGCTGCTGAACCGAATGAAGGCCAGCAATTTTTGAAATCCAGTGGTGAACGAGTAACCTCGGGCCGAGGTTACTCGCCCTCTGGGCGAAAGTCAAGATGTAAACCAGTATTTGAGATACCGGGTTTAACCCCGTGTTCTCCTGTTGTTCTCCATTTTCCCCGACGTAACCTGCTACCGCAGGTTACGTCGAATTTCCGGGCCTGTCAAGCGATTTTTGAAGGGCAGGCGCCGATCGGGAGGTCCAGGCCGTTTTGACGGTCGAATATGATGAAGGGCTAATATATACGCGTACGTATATTATTAGGAGATTCTAATAATTTTCGGAAAAAACGTGTGTAATAGCTTATTTTAAGGGGCGAGATGCAGGTGGATTTGGTTGGGAAATGAGGGTGTAATGGTGTAATGAAGGCAGGATGGCGGTGGTGAAACCCAGGCAGGGTAAAGCTTTACACCAGTTACACGAGTTACACAGTGAAAGTGAATAAAAAGTTTTGACCCCCTACCCGTTTTATACCCAAGCAAGATTGAAAACGCTTCACAACTTTGCAAAGTGCAGTCCACTAAAATTTTATGGTGAACCCCAAAAATTCACGATTTCGGGAAATTTTCTTCCTGAAACTGGGGTGGGGCCTAAACTGGGTGAGGCAGAGAAACTTTTTGTTCACTTTCACTGTGTAACTCGTGTAATCGGTGTAAAGCCAGGCCCTGCTTGGGTTCCACCACCGCCACCCTCCCTTCATTACACGATTACACGCCGCTCCACGGACGGAATCCACGTGCCTCTCACCCCTTAAAATAAGGCATTACACACGTTTTTTCCGAAAATTATTAGAAGCTCCTAATAATATTAGTGCCAGTATGCAGAAACTCTAATACACTTCAGGCCGAGGAGCCTCACCTGCCAAAAAGCCAGGCAAAATCAGGCTCCGGTTTAGACTGAGTCTAGCCAATATTAGCTAGGACAAATAATTTTCACTGTTGCTTTTTTAGCCAGTTGTAAACCACCGCTGGCATCGACACGCAACAAGTCACGCAACAAGTCACGCAACCGGCCACGCGGCAAGCCGGCCCCGCCGCCCTCCCCTATGAAGGCCGGCAGCCCTAGAACCTAGATCCTGACATGTCAGGATCCCAACCAAGGAGAGCACTATGCACCCAATGAGCCACGAGCAGCTTGCATTCGTAACTGGAATCATCCTCGGCGCCGCGATGGACCGAATCGAGGGGGAGGACGACGGCCAGAACCTGTACGCGCAAGGGGCCTTGGAATGCGCCGGCATGGCCCTGAGCGCGCTGTACTACCAGGTGACCGGGGAGCCCATGGGGATACTGGACGCCTTGGAGGTTGCCGGCGGATTCGAAGAAGCCGCACTGTCCGGAAAGCCGGTGGACCTGCCCCAGCATGTTGCCGCCTTCGTAGGCGCAGTAAAGGAGGCCAGCGAGTCTAGAACCTAGATCCTGACATGTCAGGATCCACCCTTCCGACATATCGGGATCAACCTGTCGGACGATCCGACCTTTCCAATGAAGGAGACCATCATGACCCCTGAAGATAAAGCCGAACTCGACAACCTGGAGCAGACCCTCATCTTCCTGTGGGACTGCAACGAAGGCTGCGACACGCCAGAGGCGTGGAATGAGACTGCCCAGAAGGTAAGGGGCATCAACATCTACCTGGCCGGCTATGCCTGCCAGGAAGCGACGGACCTGAGCGACTCCGCGGTCACCCAGGCCTACCTGCGCCGGGAGCTGGCCCGGACGAACGCCCAGGCCGAGGCCGCTTGAATATACCCTCGAACTGATATACGTTACACCCAAACCAGCACCACTCCCCCTTGCATTGAGGCCAGGGGAATCCCAGTGGTGCATTTCCAATGAAGGAGAAAGCCATGAAGAACCTCTACACCCTCACCTGCCTGCGCCTCGCCTACCGCCAGGCCTGCAAGCGCCTGCGTGACTGCGCCACCCGCGAGAACCTGATCGCCGCTCAGGAGGCCCGTGCGGAGCTTCTGGAAGCTGTGGCTGATGCACGCCACCGCCTGCCCAAGCGCCACATTCATGTCCAGGCTACCCGGTATGCCCTGTAACCCGCTGCGGTTCATTACCACCGGCAGGAACCAGTGCGCCCTCTGCACCCTCCTGCCGGTCCCCTGGCCGCAGCAGAAGCGGTATATCCGCCGCTTCCAACGGCACTGGATCAACGCCTGAAACTCTGACATGTCAGAGTTTCTCAATGAGGAGAAACGATATGGATGAACAAACTCTGGCCGCCCTGCGCGGCAGTATCGAGAAGTGGAAGGAAATTGAGTGTCATGACGGGCGGGACCTGGGCACGGCAAACTGTCCACTGTGCAAGTTGTTCTTCGTTAAAGACTGTAGCGGCTGCCCTGTGCGGGAGGCCACCGGCGTGCGAGGGTGCGGCAGCACTCCGTACGATCTGTTTGATGGGGAGATAGGGAAGTACATGGAAGCGCACGACGTGTGGCTGCACATCGCCTGGACCGATGAACTCGCCGACCTCGCCCGTCAGGAGCGTGAGTTCCTGGAGTCACTCCTGCCGGAAGGAGAAGCACCATGCGCGCCAACACTCTTACCATAGTTGGCCCTCACTGTTGGCAGTATCTAATCGGTCCACAGGTGTGGGTCATCGAGCGACTCACCTGGAATGCATTCGAGATCATGCTGAAGCACGAGGACGGCAGGGAAGAAGGCTTTGCCACGCGCTCCTCCCTGCTTGAAGCGGTGCAGTGGCTGGAAGATGCACGCAAGGAGTACGAGCGGGATCGACCACCTGCCAACCTGTGGCTGTTGGAAGAGGCGCAGCAAATTGAAAAGCTGCATTACCAACTGGAGACGGATGAAGCCAGGCCAGACCTGCCGCCCATACCATGCGCGCTGACCACGCAAGCCCTGGCCCTGTTGGATCAGGCACACTGGATCATGCGCCGAGCAGTGGCGGAGAGCGAGCAATCCTGACATGTCAGGATTCTAAAACCTAGAGTAAGGAGAAAAATCATGGCAGAAGTCAAGTCGAACCGCGCCTGGCGCGAGGAGTGTGAAGCCTTGCGGGAAGAGATGGCACAGCTGAAACAGGAAGCCGGAGTCAAGACCTTCCTCACTCTGCGCGAAGAGTGTGAAGCATTGCGAATGCAACTGGCACGTGCAGAGACCCAAGTCGAGACCTTCACCTGCCCGATCCTGTCTACCGGCCACGTGCCGAAGGAAACGGCGGAGAAGTTGGATGAAGGCAGCCTGGATAATTGCATCAGTTATAGTCTGGGTGAATATGGTTGGCTGACCTACACCGACCCCAACGCCATGCGCAGGGGAGAGAGCATGGGCTGCCCGTACCTGGACGACATCCTGGCCTGGGCGCGTAAGAAGGGCCACCGCTACGTCATGTTCGACCGGGACGCAGAGCTGTACAAGAACCTGTTCCCGATATTTGATTGGTAATCCTGACATGTCAGGATTCTAGAATCTAGAGTGAGGAGAAGCACCGTGAATAAAGAACTCAGACTGAAAACCTTTCGAGTGTACGTTACCGACAACCGCACCCTGATGCATCTGGTGGAGGCGGAGAGTGCGGAAGAAGCCCAGCGAAAGGTGGAGGCTTCGGAGGATGCGTGTGAGGAGTTTGGCTACTCCGTGCGTGATGGTCAGTGGAGTGTTGACGACGTGCAGGAGACATAGCCATGAGCATACACGATAAAGTAATAGCGCCCTGCCCGAAGTGCGGTAGAGATGTAGTGTTTCAGTCGATTGAGCGCGACGGTCAGTGGAATAGCTACCTGGCCGCGAGTGTGCCGCCTGAACTGGCGAGCCACCTGGACGGAAAGGGGGCAGAGTGCGGGGGCTGTGGTACCGAGTTGCAGATATTACTGCCTGACCCGCCCGACAGGGTGCAGATGGTCGTGGAGGAGGCGTGGCCATGAACCTGGAACAGGCAATGCGGGAGTACCTGGGGACGTGTGATAACGAGCAGAAGGTGGAGGACTACAGCACTAATGCGGCCAGCGCGGCCCGCGAGCTGCGACTGTTCCGTGGCTTCCTGCAAGGCCGAGTCACCACCCTCATCGGCACCTGCAAGGATTGCCAGCACTGGGAAAGGGAGGGGAAGGCCTACTCCAACGAAGTGCCAGGTCTGCCGTACCACGCAGTCCACCTTGCCTATCCCTGCCACAAGGCGCCGTTTGATGCCCGCGGCATGAAGCCTGACGAGTGTGGGATTGAGTGCGGGCACGATGGCGCGGTCTATTTCGGGGCGGAGTATGGCTGTGTGCATTTTGAAGCGAGGAAACCAACATGAGCGAGAGGTATCCACAGCCCGTGGTTGAGCGGATGATCCTCAACCTGCACCGGCACGGGAAGACGGAGGAAGCGTATGACGCCATGTTCGACTGCCCAGAGCTGGTGGACGAGATAGAAGAGAACGACCTTACCTGCGCCCAGTTGCTTGACCGTATCCGGCGGCGCAACGTCGAGGTCTAGAACCTAGACCATCACAAACTCTGACATGTCAGAGTTTCTCACTGAGGAGAAGAGCATGGCAAAATTTACCCAAGGCCCTTGGGCCGATTTCGGGCCGGTCCAAGATGACGACGAGGATTACCTGTACTACAGCGCCGGTCGCGAATGTAGCCGATCCATCGGCCTGCAGGAAGCCGAGGCGAATGGAAGGCTGATGCGCATGGCACCGGAGCTGTACGCATTGGCGCAGCGGCTGCTGGACGAGCTGGAGGAGAACGGGCAGGACGAGTCTTCGCTCGCCGTAAGTATCCGCACCACTCTTGAGTACATTGACGGGCCGCCGACAGCGCCACCTCGCAAGATCACCACGCAGACTATCCCTACGGTCGGCAACAACCTGGCTTGGATCGCTACCGTAGAAGGCAGCAGCAACTTGTGGAAGATCGAGATGACAGCAGGCCAGTCCTATTTCAGTCTTCACCTGCTGGAAAGCGGGCAATGGAAGTTCATCTGCCGGCATCCTATCTGGAGCCACATCGAGAAGGTGCTGAAGGAAGCCACCCCTGCCTGATCCTGACATGTCAGGATTCCCAACCTTTCTCAATGAGGAGAAGACAATGCAAACCACCTACATCAAGCCGCAAGACCTGCCGGAGTGCATCCATCGCTGCTTTGCCTACTCGGGCAAGCAGGTGCAGCTCATTACCGCCAGCTCTGTTCATCTCAACAACTTCTGGTCCGGCGGTTCCCGGTCCTGGTACAAGGCCGTCGAGCTTGCCACTGGCAAGGTCACCGAGGCTCACCCTGACACGGCCAATCCGTTCAAGCCGGAAGAGCACGTGGATGTGCCGTTGCGTCCTGGCGTGGTCATCGTCGAGATGCAGCAGGTGTCCGATCGGCAATACCTGAAGGCCCATGCCCTGCCCGGAGACCTGGCAGCCGCCCTGCCTGCGCCGGTGGAGCTGACCCGGGACGAGCGCATTGTCCTGATCGCGACCCGCAGTCACAAGAATTCCTATGGCGGCGAGAAGAACATCCGCTATCGGGAGGCGCACCGGTACACCGGCATCACGTCGGAACGGTGGGAAGCGGTGAAGGCGGCCCTGATCCAGAAGGGCCTGCTGAACAAGGCCGGCGCGATTACCCTGGAGGGTAAGAATGCCGTTGGAGACGACCAACTTTGGCAGATGAGGGAATCGGCATGAAAGAGATAGTGGAAAAGACAGTGGAATTTGTGTACCGAGAGGGAGGGTTTAACGGGCCTCGGTGGAATCTACCAGGCCATGGCGGGTACTTGTGCGGAGGCATTATGAACAGCCTGTTTCCGGACTTGGATACGGATAAGACACTACTGGTCACAGTGTCCAGCCGCAAACCTGCCGACGGCCGGAAGCACGTCACTGTGAAGATGGACTTCTATGGAGAGTATGTAGAGGGAAGGGGCCTTCGCGGCGGCACGTACATTATGGAGGATGTGCGCGACGCATTCGACAATCCGTCGCCCGGTACCGTCCTGTATGTGTGGGTTGAACAGGAGGAATCAGCATGAAAAAGACAGTGAAGCTCCAGTACATCCCAGGCCTGCTCTTTGATTGGTGGCGGAGCGGCCCGTTCACCACGGACGGGCTGCTGTGCGCAAGGCAGCTGAATGAGGTGTTCCCGGGCCTGCGCCGCAGTAAGCCAATGTGGTTAACCGTATCCAGTCGCCGTCCGAAGGATGATGACGAGTACATCGAGGTCGAGGTAACCGTTAAGTACAAGCTAGGTTCGCTGGAAGTGAATTTGCCCGAGTATAACGTCAGGCACTACATCATCAGCGAGACGGCAGCCTTGTTCGGCAGCCCGCCCGTAGGGTCCATCCTGTACGTGTGGGTGGAGCAGGAAGTGTAACGGTCCTGACATGTCAGAGTTTCAATACCTCAATGAGGAGGGTAACCATGAGAAGCGTGAGTTTGGTAGTGCGGGAGGACATATGTCTCGGAGAGCTGGGACTGATGTGCAAGGACGTGCGCATGATTGAAACCCCGATGGTCGCCAGGGAAGGCCTGCTGATCGCCCATGACCTGCTGGAGCACCAGTATGGGTTGAAGGCGATTGGCTCGGTCGGTGACGAGCTGGTGGCGCTGGGAGGCGTGTGGTTCGTGCGCGGCGAGTGGAGCGACTTGAGCCGGGATGGCCAGGGCAACATGTACTCGGCGGAAGAGAACCTCGCAAGGGATGCGGCCAGCTTGGCGGGGTATTACGCGAACGGGTGTTCGTACCGGATGCCGGTGCCGCGTACCCGCCGGCACGACTGTGATGATGCATTCCATACGATCATCGACGTAGGCATGAGAGGGATGGACCCTGACATCGAGGTGGACCCGCAGTTCTGGACGGACTCCCTGCACTTCCTGCGCCACGGTTACAACCTGGCCAAGCGCCGGTTCGGAGACATCGGCAAGGCCAACCAGCAGTTCTGGGCCATTGCAAAAGCGGTGGACCCGCGTGCCAAGCACGCGGAGCACGTAGGCCAGGAGTTCAGGCTGAGGTACGGTGGCGGGTATGCCACCTGCGAGGAAGTGGAACGGGATTACTGGTAACTCTGACATGTCAGGATTTCAACCCAAGGAGAACATCATGAAATTTGCAACATTCACCAAAGAAGAACGGATACACGTAGATGTCATCACTGCGCGAGTGCGCAAGATCGCGGCTGATCACTACGGGTACAGTGTCGACCGGCTCGGCGTGCAGATGGACCTGGCGGCCGTTCACCTGCACACGCCACTGCGTCTGAGCGGGCTGGCAAACGCAGAAGACCACGACCTGATGCACGACGTCAACGGCATCGCCCGTCACCTGAACCGGGAGACCGGCAAGCTGGAGAATTTCTTCGTACCCCGCTACGCCGCGGTCTAGAACCTAGGCCAACTTTCTCAATGAGGAGAACGCGAATGAAGAACGTACTCAAGATCATCCCCGACCAGGACGCGGAGAGCCCGCGTGACTGGGACAACCTCGGTACCATGGCCTGTTGGCACAGCCGCTACAACCTCGGTGACAAGGATGGCGTGGACAAGCTGAAGGAAGCGGTACGCAGCAGCAAGAAGTACCGCGAGTCCTGGGAGGATTACCGCAGCGACGACTACCGGGACTTCGACCGGCCCGCAACCCTGGCCGACACGGCCGAAGAGTGTGGCATCTACCTGCTGCCACTGTACCTGTATGACCATTCCGGTATTACCATGAGCACGGAGAGATTCTCCTGCCCCTGGGACTCTGGCCAGGTCGGTGTGATCTTCGTGACCCCGGAGAAGGTGCGCGCCGAGTTCGGCAAGAAGCGGATCAGCGCCAGCCTGTGGGACAAGGTCAGCCAGCGCCTGAAGAGCGAGGTCAAGGTATACGACCAGTTCATCCAGGGCGACGTGTACGGTTTCGTCCTGGAGCAGGATGAGGAGGAGACCGACAGCTGCTGTGGCTTTTACGGGTCCGATCCGGAAACCAACGGCATGGCGGAACACCTGCCCGTGCCGCTGGCGCAATGTGAAATAGTAGCACCGTACTGATCCTGACATGTCAGGATCCAACCCGGTCTAGATTCTAGACCAACTTTCTCAATGAGGAGAACTGAAGATGAAAGCAAGCAAAGCCCGTAAGCCCTCCGCCCGCAAGCATTTCAGCGGCACCGCCAACATGAAGCGCACCACGTGGGCACATAACCCGGACAACCTCACCCGCTCCGGTGACAAGCTGCGTAAGAAGATCGCCAAGAAGACCCTCGGTCTGGTGGTTCGCTGACATGGAGCTGCTGCACCACGGTACCGGTGTCCGTATCAACACCGGAAATCATACGCATCACTCCACCCTGCCCTACCGGGCCGTCTTGTCTCTGGCAGCCTATTGCCGGCTGTCCGTCCAGGTGAACGGCCCGGAGTCTACGGTCAAGTTCGTGCAGGAGATGCTGGGCTGCTGTCAGCAGTTTGCGGCGGACTTCGTGCAGGATGTCCTGCAGAATAAAGAAATCATTACCCAACCACTCAATGAGGAGAAAGAATATGGCCACGCCATGTGAAAGACTCGGCCTGAAGGTCGGAGACAAGATCAAAGTTCTACGCAAAGGCCATGAGGTCTGCCAGCCCGGCGACATCCTTCGCTTAGCCCGGGACGACAGGTCTATCGCCCCTCGCTTCTACAACGAGCGATCAGGAGAAACAACCTACTTCACCGTCGAAGGCTCCACCGAAGAAACCGAAGAAGTCTACGACGAAGGCTATGGCTGGGAACGCGTGGATACGAAACCAGTGGAGAAAACTACGCGCGAAAAGCTGGGCTTGAAAGTCGGGGACCAGATCGAGGTACTGAGAAGCAACCACTTCGCATTCAAGCCGGGCACCGTCATCACGCTGAAGACGGATGACGGCTCATGGTGCCCGTTCTTCAGCGACGAAAACAATAAGCGCGAGGCGTTCGCCCTCGTGGTCGAGCGCGAGCCTGAAGTCTTCAACGAAGGCTATGGTTGGCGGCGCGTATTCAAGCCGAAAGTACCGAAGGCTTGCCCGGATACCTGGCTGCAGGAGTTCTACCCGGTCCCGGCCAGCACATTCTCGCCAGGAGCCAAGGCCGGGTTCCCGCCGACAATTACCACCCGCGCCGCCATGGAACATTCCCTGCGCAAGTGGAAGGGCGCCAGGAAAGAAGTGCTGAAGGAGTACGGGCTGTCACGGGACGGCTTCCTGATCACGACCGGCGAGACCGTGCTCTCGTTCCGGGAAACCAGCTGCGCCCTGTGTCAGGTGCACAACTCGAACTGCGACGAGTGCGAGATCAAGCTGTCCAGAGGCCGCTCGTGCGGATCTGAGTTCCGGGTGTTCGCCAAGGATGGTAATCCCGAGCCCATGATCAAGCTGCTGGAGCAGACGATCCAGTGGTACGACCGGAAGCAGGAGGAAGAGGCGGAGGCCAAGAAACAGGCGGCGCCGGTCATCGGCAAGCTGTACCGGTTCTGGAACAGTGACGAGGATTTGGCCGCCGTAGGCGAACTGATTGAGCACGACCCGTCACGAGAGTACCCGTACAAGGTAGCCCACTCCAAAGGACAGGTTACCTGGCGCATGAGCTTCAAGGAACTGGACCACCCCGGCCTGCTGCAGATGACCCCGTGGAAGGGCGGCGATTGCCCGCACGGCCTCACAGGGGATGTGCTGTACAGGATGCGCGACGGCAAGACCATGGTCCGCAGTGCTTCGGGCTTACGGTGGAAGCACATCGACAACTACGACGACATCCTGTGGTACCTGCCACTGTAACCAACCTACGGCGGTCTAGATTCTAGACCGCCACTCTCAACGAGGAGAAATGCGATGAAAGGTTTACTCGTCTTTATCATCGGCGATGACTGTACGAACGGCGGCGTGACGTCAGGCTGCAAACACGCAGTGCTGCGTGTGAAGGACTGCAACGTGTTCACGTCCCAGGAAGGCTGCCCAGGCCTGACCCTGATCGAAAGTGACAACCTGCGGGAATACCCAGGCTACCTCAACATAGCCCATGGACTGCGCCCGACGATCAGGCCGGAGGACGCGATTATCCGCCGGGTACGCGCCGTACCGTTGACCGAAGCCGGAAACCCGGTACTGGGCGGCTCGTTTGGCGGGCACTACATCGAGTCCTGCGACAGCCGCTTCCCCTATGAATCCCCCATCCCGGTCTTCGACCGGTTCGAACAGGAGAACCGCCATGAACGATAAAGCAAGGCAGTCCATTCAGAAGGCCCTCGACCTGCTGAAGGAGGGCAGGCTATGGGCCTGGTCTGAACGCCTTGAAGAGTGCGTGTACGAGGACGAACAAGGGCGCTGCTGCGTAGTCGGGGCGATGCTGTCCAGGCCTACCCTGGATCTCATGCACCGCGACGACCTGATAAAGGGCGCCTCAGTCGTCATGCTGGCCCGGTCTTTACCGGGCGGGCCACAGGACATCGAGCAAGAGACAGGCCTGACCGTTGAACAGCTCGGCGCGCTGCAGCTGTTCCATGACGACGTGATGTGTCTGCGCGGGGAAAAGCGGAAGCAGGTAACGGAGCAGGAGTTTCAGGAAATCCTGGAGGGGCTGCTGAGTGGCGAGATCCGGGAGCTGGCACCCCGGCCTCGTCATTCCGCCCTGTGCCCGAAGGCAACCACATCCTCTCGCGTACAGTTTTAACCAACCAAGGAGAACCACCATGAAAAAGCACTACCTCGCAATCGACTTCTGCGGCTGGGCCACGGACGAAGACCGTGACAAGGCCATGATGAAACGCGCCAAGGACACGGGCGAGATCGCTACCATGTACGTGTACGAGATCCCGCTGCCCGAGAAATCGGTGTACGAGATCATCGGGTTCCAACCCAGAGTTCCGGGCGCGAAACTGATCACCACGGTCAATATCAACCGCCTGGAACAGGAAGTCGAGTTCAAAACCGCAGTATAGATTCTAGACCAACCATCTCACTGAGGAGATCCGCAATGAAGCCCATTCTTACCGTAACCATCGCCGCCCTGCTGTTCGCCCTACTCGCTCTCGTGTTCCTGCCCAAGGCGTATGCCGCGGACTTCAACGAGGCGTACTTCAAGAGCGAGGCCGGCGGGGACATCGTCATGACCCAAGACAAATGCCCCTTCGATTCCAGCCCCTACCGGCTGTTGGCATACGCCCACATCCAGGGCATCGATAACGTGACCATCGGCTGTTGGGACCTGAAGGGCGACAAGATCACCGTGTTTTGGGACAGTCCCCGCGGCCCGATCATGCGGGTGTACACCCTGGACGGCATGCAGTTCCGATAACCAACCACCGCGATCCTGACATGTCAGGATCGCTTCTCACTGAGGAGAAGCACCATGAACAAAGTCAAGTCAGAAACATCCCCCACGTACCAGCTGTTCCCGGCACAGGCCCCGGCTGCCGTGGCGGACAACCTCATCATCGAGCAGGCCAAGATCATCCTGCAGAACCGCATGGCCCGCGCCACCGACCCGTTGTCCTCGCCGCAGATGGTCAAGGACCACCTCATCATGCACATCGCCCTGCTGGAGCACGAAGTGTTCGGCATGCTCCATCTCGACAACCGTCACCGGCTGATCGAGGACGAGCAGCTGTTCCGCGGCACCTTGGACGGGGCCAGCGGGTACCCCCGTGAGGTGGCCAAGTCCATGCTGGCGCACAACAGCGCCGCGGTGATCCTCTACCACAACCATCCGTCTGGCGTGCCGGAGCCCAGCCAGGCCGACCAGACCCTCACCCGCCGGCTGCAGGATACGTCTCGCCTGATCGACGTGCGGGTCCTGGATCACATCGTCGTGGGCGGCACCGAGACCGTGAGCTTCGCGGAAAGGGGTCTGATATGAGACCTAACCCGCCCGCCATCAGCCCTCATGACCATTACGAGGTCTACAACACCGCAACCGACATCGTGCTGGAAACTCACTTCACCCTGGCATCCGCCAAACATGCCGTGGAAGTGGTGAACGAGCACGAGCAACGGTACGACCGACCCCAGGTCTACGCCTGGAGGGAGAAGCCATGAGAACCGTAATCCACCGCGTTGATTATGCCCAGCACTGCCTGAAACACGAGATTCCGATGTCGGCAGTGTTCGAGGCTGTAGGCTACCTGTCAGCCTGGAGTGTCGAGGGGTTCGGCCACGTCGAGATCATCACAGATCGAGACGGCGACCTGACCGCGTACTACTCGCAGACCGAGGGCGACCGGGAGTACGTCATCGGCGCCGTTTACCGGGAAGAGTCTCGCCTCTTCTCGTACCACTCATAGGAGGCAGAAACCATGCTGCACTGTCGAGCACAGATCTACCGGTTCCGCGGCACGGCGGCCCTGACCATCCTGGCCAGCCCCAACGTGGACCAGGGCTACTTCACCCCGCAGGAGGCGCGTCAGATCGCCATCGCCCTACTGCAGTGTGCTGATGACATCGAGGCCCGCCCGTTCGTCAACAGCAGGATGCCGACCGTACTGGTCGGCGAGGAGAACTGGTATGAAAATCAAAACCGCTGAACTCAAAGGGCGCGCACTTGATTGGGCGGTGGCGAAATGCGCAGTCATTCGCTTGACGGAAGGTAGGACAATTCTGGCAGGGGAGCTTATCACCAAGATAGGTCCGGACCAAGTGGCGGAATACTCGTCCAACTGGTCGTTTGGCGGCCCGATCATCGAGCGAGAAGGTGTGCGCTGGAATCAACATAACGGATTGTTCTATGCCTGGCTCGGGGGCCACAAATACATTGATCCGCTGCACGAGCCCATTCTGGACGGGCGCCACCCAATAGCATGGCGAGCATTTGAATATGGCAAAACACTCCTCGAAGCCGCCATGCGCTGCCACGCCGCCAGCGAACTCGGCGATGAGGTCGAAGTGCCCGACGAACTCGTGCTGGCCGAGGAGAACTGACATGGATCAAGAGAATTGCCTGGAAAGGCACGGCCTCACCCTCACTACCGCGCCCAATGACGACCGGCCCGGCAACCAGGTCTGGGTGGAGCGAGACGGCAAGTACTTCGCGAGTTACGCCGTGGCTACCGATTGCGGGGTATTGGCGAGCTACGAAGACAACTACGAGCCCGCCCTGACCCAGGCACAGCTGGACTGGCTGGACTCCGATGAAGTCCAGGAGTTCCTGAAGCGAGTCAACTACTGAGGAGAACGGGCATGACAACACGTGCAGATATGGACGAGATCTACGCCAGCATGGTCAACGGCCAGCGTAAGCAGGCCTACCAGCAGGCGCGTGAGCTGGGAGTCTACGAGATCCCCTACGTAATAGATTACATCACCAATGCGCTGGGCAGGCCTGCTGTCGCGCTCGACCTGGCCAAAACCTGTTTGCGATACCTGAGCGAGGAGGTGAGCCGATGAACCGTGAAGCGTATGTCGACAAGTACAACCGCTACCGGCAAGACATCCGGCATACTCAGTTATTCATGCCGGCAGTAGAGAAGGTCTCTTACCTGTTCAAGTCCATCCATGTCTACGTGGACATTCCCGGCGCTCCACGCCGCCGCCCTGAAGGCGTGTACCTTAAAGTAGAGGGGGTACACGGGCATTGGACGCTGAACGGCAAGAATCGCTGGGTAGCCGCCTACGTTCATCTACTGCAGGAAACGGCTGACCAGGTCAGTTGGTCTCTGGTCAATGGCACGATCGGCAGTCTTGTAACCACTGACCAGCACGACAGTGAGGAGTACCAGGTGGTCTGGGTTCGCGATTCCCTGAGTATCGGGCAGCGGCCTGTCACCGTCGTGTCCAAGGCAGAGACTCGTGAATGGTACTTGACCACGGTGCGGGCACTGCTGGAAGAACAGGGGTTTGACGTGGGAGAGAAAACATGAACGAAGATCTCAGCACCGAAGAACTCGCCGTCCTGCAGCGGTTCGCCGAAGCATACGGTCGGCAATGGAAGGCTGGCTTGCGTGAAAGCTGGAACACCGGCCACTACCGCTGGCACGTATCGGCGGCGGATGCTGCCACCCTGCAGCAGATCAGGAACACCAAAGGCCCAGCGTGGCTGACCAAATTTCGATTCCCAAAAGGAGAAGCAGCATGACGAGCATTCAAGACCACGGCATGAAACTGGCAGCACTGGGCGAGGCGCTGCAGGACGAAGACACTACGGTACGTGAGCTGGCCGTTTTGGCCCGGCATGCCGGGCTGGAACTGCAGTTCCGGCTGGCTGCCGAGCCCAAGGAAGAGGAGGAACTGCCGGCGCCGACGCAATACGTCGTAACCCCGGTAGAGCAGGAAAGCGAAGCAGGCAAGTACTCGGTCCTGCTGCTGCTGCCGGATGACTTGGCGGACAACTATGGGCAGGATACGTACTACGTCCAGGTGATCACTGTTGACCTTGCCACCGTGGTCGAGCTGGCTCAGCGCACGGCCGCGAAGCTGCACCACTATGAAGGCGACCCAGACAATTACTATTGTCTGCTGGTATTGGAAGGACACCACGAGCCGTCTGGCATGTCAGAGTTTCAAACTAACTGAGGAGAACCACCATGGGATACACACATTATTGGGAAGTGAAGCAGGAGGTGCCGGGCGATGTTTGGGCGGCGCTCGTGTTCGACGTCGAAAAGCTGGTGCTCAATGAACCCGGCATGCTGCTGGACTTCGCCATCAGCGCGAGTCACTTCTTCCTGAACGGGGTAGGAGACGAAGCGTACGAGGACTTCTTTATCGAGTCCACCAAGAGCAGCGGGTTCTGCAAGACCAACCGCTACCCCTACGACCACGTAGTCTGTGCCGCCCTGATCGTGGCCAAGCACCGCCTGGGAGACCTGATCGAGGTCACGTCCGACGGGGACGCCCGCAACGACAACACCGTGGAACCGGAATGGTTCGATGCCCTGGCGTTCGTCAACGAGATCCTGGGGGACGGCCACACCCTGCCCTTCAATACTGGAGAAGCAGCATGAAAACCAAGTACCATTTCACATCCGACCCCGGCCACGGCTGGCTGCACGTGAAGCGCAGCGAGCTGGCCCGCCTCAACCTGCTGGACAAGGTCTCGTCCTACTCGTACCAGCGAGGGGAAACGGTGTATCTTGAAGAGGATTGCGATGCATCCCTCTTCCGGCAGGCCAAGGAGGCGGCAGGGGAAGAAGTCCAGCTCGTCGAGAACTACGTCGAGCGCACCGCGATCCGCAACTACGACCGCTATCAACTGTAGGTCTAGATTCTAGACCGATCACACCTCAATGAGGAGGTTCCAATGGCAACACTGTTCGTAGTCTCCGGCGTACTCGCCGTCCTGTGTCTTGCGTTCGCCTTCCTGGCATTCGTGTCTGACTACGTCCCTCCCTACCTGACGAAGCGGTGGCGCAAGGCTGCGCGCCGTCGTCACGAGCAGCGGTTCTGGAGGGGCGTGTCATGAGACGCAAAGACGAACTAACGGAACTGGCCAAGGCGATTGAATGCGGCCTCAAGCACGGCACGGAGAGTGACCCCATCAGTGCGCTGCACGTAGCGTATGGGTGGCTGCACCGGGCGATGGAAATATATGAGAAAGAAGGCACGAAGGTCTCGCCGGAGTTTACACGGGCTTACCAGGCTATAGAGCAGTGGCGCAACCTGTCTATTGCGAACCCGCCCTACAGGCTGGCCCGCACCAGGCGGCCGCTGGAGGAAGCGTCATGACGGAATCCATCGCTGACATTTTGGTGCGTCGAGACGGCCTATCACGGGAAGTAGCCAACGACCTGGTCGAGGACATGCGCCGGCAAGTGCTTGAAGGGTCCGACGATCCTGAAGAGCTGCTGTACGAGTACGGGCTGGAGCCCGATTACGTGGATGAACTGTTATTTTAACCAATGAGGGCATTGCCATGAATGAATCTATCGAAGAACAGAAAGTCTTTGCTGACCACGTAGCCGAGCACGATCGCTTGAACTTCCTGCCGGGCCTGTTTGGCGGTGAAATGCTGACCGTCGAGTACGCCATCTACTCCATGGCGGAACGGTTGATTGAAGGGTACAAGGGCGGGTACTGGGAGTTCGTCAAGCTGTCCAACGGCGGCGGCTACATGTATCCGAAGTCGGATGGCAAGCTGCACATCGAGGTAGATGGTAACTGCTACGGGGGCGATGTCAGTCCGGATGCGGCCGGCATTATCGTCTGCATCTTCACCTTTAACCACTTGATGTGGAGCGGGCACGATTCGGATGCCATCCGCAACGCCTACGACCGCCTGATGGCGTACGCCTACGACCATCCCGAGGCGACCGACATCTTCTCGGCCATCGACTGATCCTGACATGTCAGGATCGTAACTATCACTCCAATGAGGGAACCGCAATGAGACTTACCAACGAAATCCGCAAGAAGGTACTGACCGCCATCCTGGATAAGGAGATCGAGCCGCTGAAGGCAGCGTTCGTGGAAGAGGCCAAGGTCTTCACCGCCGCCCTGGCTGCGAAACGGTATCCACCAGAAGTCATGGCCTGGATCGCTGCCGCTCCCACCGGCATGCTTTCCACCCGCAACTACTGCGAAATCCCGGTGTGGCCCGTCAATAAGGACGACCAGGGCAGGCGCCAGAGCCGGCAAAACAATCCGGTGCATAGCATGTGTCACTCGCGCTGGTGGCCGCTGAACGAGACCCGATGCGTGGCCGACGAGCAGTACGGCCTGGATCTCAAGGTGGAAGAAGGCTCCGCCGATTACAAGGAGCTGATGAAGCTGGTGGAAAAGGGCACCAAGATCGCCGACAAGAAGAGCACCTTGGTTGACGCCGTCAACCAGGCCCTGGCCGGATGTACCACCTACAAGCAGGTGCAGGAGAACTACCCGTCCCTGGCGGGCTTCCTGCCCAAGATCGAGCCGCAGACCAAGGCGCTCGCCGTCACCGACGACAAGGTGAAGGCCGCCCTGAACAGCAAGCCCAAGGCCAAGGTCAAGGAGGCAGCATGCAGGCCCCGCAATTGCTCGCCATGCTCGCCGGCCTGGCCGGGCCGGAGGCGGTGACCCGGCTGTTCAAGCCGGTCACCCTGCCCGGTCGGCGCCAGACCACTGAAGAGGACCTCGCCGCCTTGAAGAAGGCCCAGGAGAAACGAGAGCGTAAGGCAACTCGCCGCCGTGCAGCGGCAGAAATGGATGAAAGCCTGTGGAGGAAGCAGTCATGACTCCGAGTGATCTGGTACAGACGATAGCAAGGATGAACTACGACGGCGAGGAACTAGAGGACGGCACCGAGTTCCTCATGGAGAACGATGACGCCGTTACTACCTTGAGCCGTCTCATAGTCGAAGCAAGGAGCGTGAAGGAGACTCCGGTTCCAGAGCCACGGATTGTGATTGTAGTGGAAGGCGGGCTCGTACAGGGGGTTATCTCCGACCACGTCGCGCACGCTCCCAAAGTAGCCGTGCTCGACTACGACATCGAAGGGTGCGATGACACCGTTCTGACCTACCTCACGCAGCCTAACGGTGATCGTGTGCCTGCGTTCGTTGCACAGGAATTCATCACCGGGGCTGCGATCAACCTGGATGAAGTATTCGAAGGCTGACCGCACCGTAACTACTGACTCCAATGAGGGAGACAAGAAATGCCAACCGCAATCGATCTGTTCGCCGGCGCTGGAGGGTTCACCACCGGCGCCACCCTGGCCGGCGTCGATGTCATCTGGGCTGCCAACCACTGGCCCGAAGCCGTGCACATCCATTCCTGGAACCATCCAGGCACCGTCCACGCCTGCCAGGACCTCCAGCAGGCCAACTTCACCGAGGTTCCGGCCCACGACATCCTGCTGGCCTCCCCGTCCTGCACCGGCCACACCCTGGCGCGCGGCAAGGACCGGCCCAGCCATGATGCGGCCCGGGCCACGGCCTGGGCAGTGGTCACCTGCACTGAAGTCCACAAGGAAAAAGTGGTTATTGTTGAAAATGTGCCGGCTTTCCTCCAGTGGAAGTTGTACCCGGCCTGGGCCGCTGCAATGGAAGCCCTGGGCTATGCCATCTCGCCGCACGTCCTCGACGCCGCGGACCACGGCGTGCCCCAGCACCGGGAGCGGCTGTTCCTGGTCTGCACCCGCTCCCAGCACCCGCTGAAGCTGGCGCTGCCCAGGCGGCCTCACACGCCCGTCAGGGACGTCCTTGAGTGGGACCAGCACCGGTGGAACCCGATCCACCGGCCCGGCCGCAGCGAGGCCACCCTGCGCCGCATCGCGGCAGGCCGTGCCCGGTTCGGGGAGCAGTTCGTGGCGCCCTTCTATAAATCAGGATCCGGGGAGACCGGCAGAAGCCTGGACCGCCCGCTCGGGACCCTGACCACGAAGGCCCGCTGGATGCTGGTCGACGGGGATCGCATGCGCATGGTCCAGCCGACCGAGGCCCGGACCATCATGGGCTTCCCCTCCTCCTACATCCTGCCCAAGAGCAAGACCCTGGCGAACTTCGTGCTGGGCAATGCCGTGGCTCCGCCGGTCGTCACCGACCTGCTCAACGCCGTGCAGGAGGCCGCATGAAAAGCCGCATCCACGTGAACCAGCACAACATCAAGGCCAACGCCAAGGGCGCTGCCCTGCCCGTGATCACGGTGAAGGACTACAAGGCCAACCGCTACGGCCACGAGGTCACGGTCAACGGGCCGTGCAAGATCGTGTACCGGCCGGACAACCCGCTGCCCTGCGGGGCCAAGGTGTGGATCGAAACCGAAGCGGAGGTCGTCGTCGCATGAGGCCGTGGAACGAGAAGATGGGCGCGGCGCTGAGGTTCTACCGCACCCAGGCAAAGCTGACCCAGATGCAGGTGCAAGAGATGACCGGCATCAGTCAGGGGTGGCTGAGCGTGCTGGAGAACGGTACGCAGGACAACCGTTACTGCCTGGACACCGTGATCATGTTGGCGAGGACCTACGACACCACGGTATCCCAGATCATGGCTACAGCTGACCTTTAGGAGGGAGCATGGAGATCAACATTACGAAGTTCGTGAAGGAGTGCACGCCGAAGGATTTCTCGGCGAGCGTGGCAGAGATCGGAGACATGGCAGGGCCGCGCACATGGCGCGCGGCCATGGAAGAAGCCTTAGACAGCCAGTTGCTGACCACCGATGACGAGCGGGAGGCTCTGCGCGACCACGTTCGTGGCTTCGGCGCGTGGGATGACGAGGAAATCTCGGGCTGGAGCGACCAACAGCTGAACGCCCTGTTCATCCAACTGATCTCCGGCGACATGCGGGAATTCTCGGACCACCCCGTCGGGGAGTGGAGCTGGCAGGAGTACGAAGCAGAGGCGGAGGCAGGCCGGAACACTGGTCGACTGTTCATGGCGGACGGAGAGTACTACTACGACCTTAACTAATCCTGACATGTCAGGATCCAAACCTCAATGAGGAGGCTAGCAATGAGCGCAGTGATCAAGCAAGAAGACCTGGAAGTGCAGGCCATGCGGCAGGAGCTGGATGACCTGGTGAAGAACTATGACGAGTATTTCGAGTACTCGGATGACCACCGGGTTTGGGAGAAAGGCATTGCCCAGCGCAAGCGTATCGCCCACCTGAAGGCGGAGCTGGCCAAGCTGGGAGAAGCAGCATGAGGCCGCGCAAGTTTGAGCCGGTGCCGCTAATCGCAGCAATTATCCTCGTCTCGCTGTTCTACGCCGTCATGGCGGTGTCGGGTTGCGACCTCGCCGCGCGCAACGCAGAACGGTGGGCGAAGTGTGTCGTGGGATGCGACCCGCTGCCCGTCGTAGTGGCCACGCCCAACGCCCCGTGAACTGCGAAGAGCTGCTGAAAGAGTACGACGCCGTCATTCGCAAGGCGGCTGGATACCACTACTACAAAGGGAAGTGGCGTTCGTCAATTCTGGAGCTGGACGACCTGATCCAGGCCGGCAGGATCGCGCTCGTGAAGGCCAGCCGGAGGTACGACCCGGAGCAAGGCGCTTCATTCAATACGTACTTCCGGCTGGTGCTGGCCGGCGCCCTGCAGGATGAGATCAGGACGTTTCAGCGCGAGTCCAGGCACGGGGCATACGCGATTCACGTGCCGTTTGACCAGGAGGTGCATGCGATGACTTCCGAGGACACCGCTGAGGACCTCGCCCTGCGGGAAGAGGTGACGGTGGCAATTTCCCTGCTCAGCCTCAGAGACCGGCAGATGCTGGAACAGCGGCTGCTGGGTACACCACTGAAGGAGATGGGAGAGGAGCGAGGCATAACGGAAAGCCATGCCTGTTGGATTATTAAACGGGCGGTCAAAAAGATAACCAAGGCCATAGGAGGCCACTGACATGAGTCTTAATCGAGTAACCAACGCCAACCCCCAAGCGTACCCCAAGGGGGCCGTGATGCGCAATAGGGTGATTAGCAACCTGATCGGCAACATCGAGGTCGTCGTCAAGACAGGGCCGTCAGGCGTCGTCGTCGACCTCAAGCCGGCAGGCGTGAACAGGATCCTGGCCACCACCTGCGCATCGTTCAGGGAAGCGGATCGTGCAGTCCAGGCTTGAGTCCGCCATCGAGTCTGGCCTGAACATCGGGTCCGGGTTCTTCATCTCGCTGCTGGTGTGGATCTACATTGTAGGTCCGCTATACAACATCGAGACGAAGATGCTGGAGAACCTGGGCATTACATCAATCTTTACCGTCGTCTCCGTCATCCGGTCGTACGTGTGGAGGCGGCTATTCAACTACCGAGTACGCCAGAAGCTACTTAACCAGTGAGGGTTACGCATGTACGTTCCAACCAAGCGCAGCAGTGTCGCGGACAAGATGTCGTTCCGCACCCAGTTCTATAAATTCGTCACCGGCGGGTACCGGGAGGAGGACTTTCCGAAGTGGTTCTATCGCAGGCTCGGCACCATGTACGGCCTGTCCCTGCACTTCAACCGATCCATGTTCTATGAGCACTGGTTCAGTACCGCGAACCGACAGTATGATTTCCTCGTCAAAATCCTGACGTGGCAGAGTCGCGGAGACCCCAAACTCACGTACTCCGACGTGGAGCAGGACCTGCAGAAGCTGGCCATAAAGGAAGGCTGGTTGTCGCAAGTACTTGACCAGGCGGTTGCCGAGTACCTCGGGCCGAACGCCGGCCCGCACCTGCCGGTACCCCCTGCGATGTGTCGGGTTGCGGCGACATAAGTTTGAAGGTATAACCAGTTCTCGACCTACGCGGCAGTCTTCATGAGGAAGAGAATCAAATAAAGGAGGTCGCGACAGTCGAAATAAAACAAGTGCATGGGCGTCGACGGTGATGCAATGTCTGAAGACAATGCCCTAAGTGCATAAATGTGAACATTACGCAGGGGATTTAACGTGTTGACACCACTTTACCAGTATAGAGCCGTGGTCCGAGATGTGACGCAGCAGAGTGTAGTTGCAGACGTGGACCTTGGATTTGGAATATTCATCACGGCGATGGCGTTTAGTACTACGCACCCCATCGCTGAAAGCCTTGTAGGAAAGCAGGTGCTGCTGGAAGCACACAAAACTATGCAGGGGTACGTAGCAGTATTGTTTTGGCTTGATGAAACTGGGGAAATAGTTGAATATGGTGACGTACCGTGACACGAAAGCTGTACGTAGGGACCGCATTGTTTTGGACCACGCGGCATGAAAAGATCGCCGCTGCCCAGGGATGGGCGCTGGCGGTGGAAGAGGAGGAGGACTTGTACGCTTACGTCATCTGCCCGGCCGAGTGCAGTGGATGCCCGGCTTTCGCAGATGAAGACCACGCCTATTCAGCAGTGCAAGCCGCAGCGGGAAATGGAGACCCGGTGGCGCTGCTTGCGCTGGCAATCGTGCATGCTGATGAGGTGTTCGAAGAGGACGCAGTAGCCGCCGAAGGCTTTGAATCCGGGCTATATGGCTGACTTGTAGAGGGAGGCCCCAGACCCCGGCCGCTAATAAAATAATGGCTCAACGCGAGCCCAGGAGTAAATTGTGAAAGACACTGAACGCAGACTCAAAGAGGAGTACGGCGGCATGATCGTCAATACCCGAAAAGTGGGTGAGGCAATCATGGTTAGTACGGACATCGCCATCATGCCGGTGCGAGTGATCGGTCAGCAGGTCCGACTGGGCGTGGTATCCAAGTCCGGCCTGCCGGTGTTTCGGGAAGAGACATTCAGGAAGATGGTAGAGGCCAAGCTGAGCGAGGGACCCTCCTCGTTCACAAAACTGTACCGCAACATGGCCAAGGCCGGCATCGTTGCGTATTACTCGTTACGCCCGTCTGATGTGTTGGAGTCAGCTGAGCTGGACTGCCCTGATCAGTTCTCTGACGTAGACGACCCCGTTACCATCGTCAAATACGGTACCAAGTACGAGGCCATCGCCTGCGCCAAAGGCGTGGAACTATCTCACGCCGATTGCCGAGCCTCTGTCGAAGAGGCAGGAAGAGAGTGGTACGTGATACTGCAGCACTTCAATAAACCTGCCGGTCAAGAGGATCCGCAGATGTGTTTGTTCTACGACTATAGTTTCCCATGGGGAGAAATGAAGCATGTCGAACTTGTCAATGAGGACAATTCGTAGCGGGCTCGGCGTAGCTCCGTCAACAGCAGATCGGATACTTGGGCTCATCGAGGGGCGCATCAATCCAGACAACGTGCACGGCGTGGAAGTATGGGCGCTGCAAGGCCTGAACCTGCCGGTTCAAACGACCAAAGTTCTGAACGCAATTAACCAATACCTGGACGGCAGTGGCGTCATCGAGGCCTACTCACCTGGCCGAGAGCAGCCCCTGGCTGCGTACGTGTGCCGACGCGATGCCGGAGAACCCACCCTGCTCTACGACTACAGGACCAAGCAGTTCCTGGTTACCACCGTGTACGACTACATGCTGGAGATGACCGCCTAGCCTGTCAACGAGGACATAAGGAGGCCACCAATGAGGGTGACCCGAGTTCGTCAAGCCGAAGAGATCGTCGGCGGCTTGTCCAGTACGGGCAAGATGCCGTGCAAATCCATCAGCCTTCCCGCTTCCGCCTGCGTCACCGGCGCGAAGCTGGCCCTGATCCCCGGCAGTGCTTGTGAAGACTGCTACGCCCTGAAAGGCCGCTATCGCATGTCCCCCGTCGTGGAGGCCATGTTCCGCCGCATGGAAGCCCTGCATCACCCGCAATGGGTCGATGCCATGGTGTTCCTGGTGAAGCGCCAGCCCCACTTCCGCTGGTTCGACAGTGGCGACCTGCAGGGCGCGTGGCACCTCGAGAACATCATCGAGGTCGCACGCCAGACTCCCGAGACGCAGCACTGGCTGCCGACCAAGGAATACGGCCTGATCCGCCAGTACCTGGGTAAGCTGCCGGACAACCTGGTCGTGCGAGTGTCCTCGCCCATGGTCGATCAGAAGCCTCTGCTGTTCTTCCCGAACACCTCCACGATCCATGCCGAGAAGCCTCCGCAGGGTCACGAGTGTCTGGCGCCCACGCAGGGTGGCCAGTGCAAAGACTGCCGTGCCTGTTGGGACCGCAGCGTCAAGAACGTCAGTTACAAACTACATTGAGGTAGCCACATGAACAGTGACCACGTATTCCGTGCCCTGACTGAAATCGAGAACGCCAAGGGCAACCAAAAGAAGGTTGTCATGCTGCAGTACATCGACCACGACATTTTCGAGCGCGTGCTCCGCGCGGCCTACGACCCCTTCACCACCTACGGTATCGCCAGGCTGCCTGTGTTCGACACCGCTGACGAGGGCGAGGTATTCGACGCCAGCACGTGGAACCTGCTCCGCTGCCTGGCCTCGCGTGAGCTGTCTGGCAACGCTGCGGGCGTCGCGGTGTCCAAGGAGCTGTCCCGTCTGTCGGCAGCCTCTGCCCAGCTGCTGTGGCGCATTATCACCAAGGACCTGCGCGCCGGATTCACCGCCAACACCGTGAACCAGGTCAAGCGCATCATCCCGACCTTCGATTGCATGCTGGCGCACAAGTTCGAGGACAAGCGGCTGGAGAAATGCAAGCTGCCGGTCATGGTGGAGGAGAAGCTGGACGGTGTGCGCACCCTGTGCTTCGTCGACCTGCCCAGCGAGACCGTGAAGTTCTTCTCCCGCAACGGCAACGAGTTCACCAGCTTCGAGCATCTGAAGGCTCCGATGTTCGAGAAGGTCATGAGCCGGCACGTGCAGCTGATTGCGGATGGAGTGGACGGCATCGAGCAGCTGGTGTTCGACGGCGAGGTAGTGTCAGGCTCGTTCCTCGACACAGTCCGCCAGGTCAGGAAGAAGGATACGGAAGCCACGGACGCTGAGTACCACGTATTCCACGGTCTCACCCTGCGAGACTTTCTGTCTGGCAGCAGCACCGCTACCATCGAGGAGGACCGTAAGTGGCTGGACGCGCTGTTCGGCGAGCTGTTCTCGGACGGCCCCATCAAGCTCCTGCCCTACACCCTGGCCTACACCGTGGACGAGATCCGGGAGCTGTACCGACAGGTGTTCGATAAGGGCGGGGAAGGCGTGATCGTCAAGAACCCGGCAGGCCGGTACGTCTGCACGCGCAACCATGCGTGGATGAAGATCAAGGGCGAGCAGTCGGTCGAGGCTCGGATCGTCGGCGCCTTCGAGGGCACGGGCAAGTATGAAGGCATGCTCGGTGGCGTCATCGTAGACGTCGACGGGGTCGAGGTGCGCGTGGGCGGCGGGTTCAGCGACCAGCAGCGCAAGGAGTTCTGGGACGCGTGGCAGATGGATCTGGAATTCGAGGCGCAGTCCAGAACCTTCATTGACTGGAACTCGCTGGGCCGACTCAAGGGCAGGCTGATCGAGGTCCAGTACCACGAGAAGACCCCGGACGGCAGCCTGCGCCATCCACGCTTCGTGCGGTTCCGTGACGACAAGGACAAGGCACGGGCCGCGTAACAAATCCCAGAAACTTCGCGCCAGGGATGGCGCATCTACTTAGGAGAGCTGAAATGCCAGAGCACGATCATGGGCCGGCCCAGGTACCTCGTACCCTGGAGGAACTGGAGGAGTCCGATCACACGAGCAAGTTTAAGGTGGGTCAGAAAGTCAGGTTCGATTATGGGCTGTCGCATCAGGGGCCAAACAGGTGGAAGGTCGTTGCCGTGGAGCCAGAATCTGGCGACGGGATTACCCGCTACACCGTCACAAACCATGTGACCACCGTGAAAGGGGTCCGCAGGCAAGATTTGTGGGTGCCGGACACCGGGAAAGAACCGATCTACCAGCATACCACTGAAGACGGCCATACCTATCAGGTGTTCATCCTGATGCCCAAGGAAGTGTTCCCGGGGTTCGGCGGCGGGCGTGACCTCGTGGTCAGCAAGACGCCCAGCCTGATCATCCGGCACGTGAGCGAGGCCGGGCTTACCGACAGCGAGCACGACGTAGACAACCCGGCGGCTTGGGAACGGATCTTCAAGGCCGTCGCTAAGTTTGGCGCTAACGCAACGTAGGAGAATAACTATGCGAATTTGGAAGTGGGACCTGCGTGTCACTGATTGGCAGACCCTGATGTTGCCGGCAGGCGCCAAGCTGCTGGACGTGCAGGTGCAGGGAGAGGGCATGGTATGCCTCTGGGCGCTGTGTGAGCATACTGCGCCCAAGGAGCCGCGGCACATCGCAATCTATGGCACCGGGGAACCGATGCCCGATGACCCGGGAGAGTACGTGGCCACGTTCCAGCTGGACGGCGGGCTGTGCGTGTTCCATGTCTTCGAGGACAAGTCACGGGCTGCCTAAGCCGTGCATTTTGCAGGAGAAATGTCGCGGTTGTGAAAACGCGACGAAAGGTGTAATGTGTAAAAGAAAACAGGAGGTGGCCATTGAGTGACAACGTAGTGCAGTTTCGCAGGAAGCCGGGTGCGCCCGACGACACAGGCTGGTTGATCCTGGTTGATGCCGTTCTGAACGCCGCGCAGCATTATGCGTACGTGCTGAAGAACACGGCCAAGGCCCTACAGTGGATGGAAGCAGTCAGCAGCGCCATGAAGGATGGCTCGCTGTGGGTGGAGTTGTCGAAGGAAGATGCCGACGCCATCGCGGCGATCGATTACAAGGCCTTTGCCGACCTGGACGCCCAGCTGATCAAAGCAGCAGAAGAAGTACAGTAGCACTCAGGCTGCCCGGCCAGACCGGGCAGTCTTTTACCGCGGTCGCTGTGGCTCAATAAGGAGCCGCTATACGCAGTCGACACTGTAAGAAACGCGTAACCAATGAGGGACTACGCATGCAACAATACCTCGACGCCTGTCGAACCATCCTGGATGAGGGGTGGTACAAAGAAAACCGGAACGGTGCCACGATAGCCGTTCACGGCATGATGATGAAGTTCAATTTGCAGGCTGGTTTCCCTGCACTCACCACCAAAAAACTCAACTTCAATTCCGTAGTCGCCGAACTCCTCGCCTTCATCCGAGGGGCTGACAACGTGCGCGTCTTTCAGGAGCTGGGCACCGGCATCTGGGACGCGAACGCATCCAGCGACTACTGGTTGGCCAACCCGAACTGCAAAGGCGACGGGGATCTCGGCCGCATCTATGGGGTGCAGCACCGCGGCTGGCAAAAGCCCGACGGCGGCACCGTAGACCAGCTGGCCATCATGGTCGACAAGCTGAAGAACGGCGTCGACGACCGGCGCAACATCGTCACGGCATGGAACCCAGGCGAGCTGGACCAGATGGCCTTGCCAGCATGTCACCTACTGGCGCAAGCGCACATCCGTGCCGGCTGCCTCGACCTGACCATGTACCAGCGCAGCTGCGATTTTCCGCTCGGCGTGCCCTTCAACATCGCCTCCTATGCTCTGCTGATGCACATCCTGTGTCGCATCGCAGGCCTGTCTCCCGGCACGCTGACGTGGATGGGCGGTGACTGTCATATCTACGAGAACCAGATCGATAGCATGCGCAAGCAGCTGGAGCGGGATCCGCTTCCCCTGCCCACGCTGATTATCGACAGCCGACTGAAAACCCTCGAGGACTTTGAGACCGCAACCACTGAGCAGTTCGCGCTCAGTGGCTACGTCCATCACGCCCCGATTCATCACCCGTTTTCAGTCTAGGAGTCCAGCATGAAGCTGATCGCATTCGCCGGTAAAGCTGGGGCGGGCAAAGATGCCGCCGCCATGAGACTGATCACCCGCCACCAGTACGCCCTGTACAAGTTCGCACAGCCGATCAAGGTCGGCCTGGCCGCCATGTTCGGCCTGGACTGGGAACAGCTTGAAGGCAGTGAGAAGGAAACCGAAATCGAGTGGCTGGGCAAGTCGCCTCGCCAGCTGATGCAGACCCTGGGCACGGAATGGGGCCGCCAGTGCGTGGCCGATGACGTATGGCTGCGAGTGGCCGAGATGCAGTGGAAGCGCCTCGTGGCTGACCGTCTGTTCGACGGACTGGCTATCTCGGACTGCCGGTTCGAGAACGAGGCGGCCTGGGTGCGTTCGCAGGGCGGGACGGTCGTGCACCTGCGCCGGGACGGGATCGATGCCGTGGCCGCGCACGCCAGTGAATCCGGGCTTGCTGTTCTGCCCGGGGACATCGAGGTCAACAACAACGGCAGCCTGCAGGACCTGCACGCCCATGTGGACTTCCTGGCCGGCGGGGACGCGCAGCGTGTTTAGCGCGCTGGACGTCTTGGCGGAACGGATCAGCTGTCCGCCTCCTCCCCTGCTATCGGTGGTAAGGCCTGTGACCAAGGGCGAGCACCTGTGCAGGTGCCGGTGCGGGGAGAAAGTAATCCTGGCCGGCTACGAGATCGCGCGCCGCCGCGCCATGAACCGTGGATGCGGCCGGGTCTGCACCTGTGAGCAACACGCCAACCCAGGAGAGGATCTGCCATTCCTGTTGAACGGTCCTCTTGAGCGCAAGGCTATGTCCCTTCTCAAGAAGCTGCTCAAGAGCAGCCCGCACAAGGTGGCCGGGGAACTTGGCGGGAAGGCACAGTACACCCTGCCAACGGCTGACCAGTCGCGAGCCGCCGCCAACCTAATCCGGGCACTGTGGCCGTTGCCGCGACCAACCAGCCTGCACAGGTGGAAGCTGGTGCGGCCCGACCCACGCGCGCCTTACTCGACGACGAACATCCGCCTGGTACAGACGCAGGCTGCGAGTCGTAAAGTAGTGGTCGGTACCGCTGTGTTCACTCTGCGAGACCTGGCGGAACTACACGGCATACCACTGCCGCGCGTGCAGGAACTCGCAGCAAGGAACCCGGAAGACAGCGGCCTGATTCAATCTCTCATTGAGGAGAGCATTACGTGAGTAACGACTTCAAAGTAATCCCGCCGGACTCTGAACACCATGAAGGGATCGCAGCTGCTGTGCAGCACTCCGACGGACTTTATGAGCGTGGCCGACAGGTCATCGATTACAACGCCCTGGCGGAGAAGTACAACGAGGCACCTATCGGCACAGTAATCCTGCTAGCCCTGCCCTCTTCATACCGGATCGCCAACATGGTCCGGGTGCTGGCAGGTCGAGGACTGGTCAAGGACCAGGACTTTGTAGCCGTGAGAATCGTCCGCGACATGGCCGGCAAGCATCTGCCGCCCGGGGATCGGGCCGTGTCCATCACCAAGGTATCTACCGCCGAGATACGCGTCATCTGACCTCTTGTAACCGCAGTGGCCACAGGAGGCGCGTATGTATCGGTACTACCAAAAAGGCGAACAACGCTCCTGGATCCCTATTGTCGACAAGGCAACGGTCGAACAGGACGCGCTGGAGAAAGGCGCCAGGAAGCTGACCATCCTGGCAGTGTCGGAAGTTATTGACGAGGATGAGACCGACAAGGAATCCCTGACCTACCGAGGCCCGCTGTACTTCGACATCGATGTGAAGGGCGACCTGCAGCTGGCCATTGAATCCACTCAGCAGCTGGTCGGGAAGCTGCAGCGGCTGGGCGTGCAGGACGACGCCATTGGCGTGTTCTGCTCCGGGTCGAAGGGGTTCCACGTCATGGTGCCGCAGGCCGTGTTCGGGTCGAACCGCGCGGTCAAGCTGCTGCCCCTGGTGTACCGGGAAGCGGCGCTGGACCTGCACGTGCTGGGGCTGGATTACTCGGTCTACTCCTCGGGCAGAGGCAACAGCTGGCGACTGGTGAACCTGAAGCGCGAGGACGGCAACTACCGGGTGGCGATCACCCTGGACGAACTGAACAGCATCACCCCTGAGCTGTACCGCGAGTACACGTCAGGACCGCGGCCGGTGCCGGAAATCCCGGCCAAGCCGGAAGTCGCCGCCGGGCTGGAAGTCGTGGTGGCGGAAGCGAAGAAGCGGGCGGCAACAAAGCCCCGTGTGATCGCGCCGGTGACCTCGGAGAAGCTGGTGCAGTTCAAGACCGAGCCGCCGCAGTGCATCCGGGACCTGGCGGCCTACAAGGTCAAGAACAGCGCCAACTTCAACATGTCGGCGCTGCAGCTGGCCACCTACGTGGCACGCTCGAGCACCGACGACGACCTGGCCCACTCGCTGCTGGCCAACATGGCGGAGAAGTCCAGCAGCGGGAAGTACGAGACACCGAAGGCCCGCCTGCAGCACCTGCAGGGGCTGACGGATTATTGCCGGCACAACAAGACCAAGTACTTCTCGTGCCCGGCGATCCGTTCCGTGCTGCAGACCCGGCCCTGTGAGGGCTGTGCTCTGGAGAAGAACGGGGCAGCAGGGGATGACGCGGCGGTCGAGATCGGCGTGCTGGAGAAGCCAGACGGCTACTACGTGGTCACCGACAAGGGCGACCGCCGGATCTCCACTTTCATCCTGGTGCCAATCTCGGTGTTCGTCGAACCCTCCCAGGTAGGAGGGGTTGACCGACGGGTAGGCACCCTGGTCGAGATCATGCGGGACGGGGAGGTTCTGGGCCAGCTGATGATGGCCGAGAGCGGCTGGGACTCGAAGGCGGCAATCAAAGGCGAGTTCCGCGGGATCCAGAACTTCAGCTTTACCGGGACCGATGACGATGTGCAGCGCATCAAGCATCTGGTCTTCAGAGAGGACAGAGACATGGGAGAAATCATCCAAGTGTACGAGGCCGGCATGCGCGCCCACCGCGTGGGCAAGCGAGACCTGATGGTGTACGTGGAGCCTGGGCTTAGCATCAACCAGCTGCGGGTGCAGGGTACCCATGTGTTCCAGGGCAAGATCCCCGCCCCGCCTGAGCTGAAGAACTACACCCTGCCGCAGGTTGAGGACGCGGCGGTGACCGAGGCGCTGCTGGCGCTGCTCGATACCAACGAGGATGCCATCACCGCTCAGGTAGTGGGCTGGTTTGTCGCGTGCCATCTGAAGGCCCACCTCATGCGTCGCTACACCCAGTTCCCCCTGCTGATGGTATGGGGAAACAGTGGAGCTGGCAAAAGTGCTGCCACGTCGCTTATGGCGATGCTCAACGGCTGTGACTACACCACTGGCCATAGCGCGCTCAACCTGTCGTCCATCACCCCGTGGGCGCTGATCCACTATGCCAGCTGCACCACCACCGTGCCGCGCCTGCTGGAGGAGTACAACAAGTCGAAGATCAGGACCAGTACCTACAACTTTATCGGTGAGATCATGAAGGCCGCGTTCAACGCCAACGTGATCGGGCGCGGCACCCTGTCGGGTTCCAGCGCCAATGGCCGGGGCAAGACCGGCGCAGAGCTGGCTGAGATCAGCATCTGCGCGCCGCTGGTCATCATCTCGGAACAGGCGCCGCAGATGACCGCCCTGCAGCAGCGTGGGATCCAGGTGATGCTGTCCTCGGGCAGCCGCAAAGGCAAGACAGCTTCCTTCCTGAAAGCCAGCGCGATGCGGGCAGAGCTGGGCAAGCTGGCCAAGGCATTGATGGTCAGCGCGCTCACCACCGACCTGCAGTGGGTCGAGGACACGCTGGACAGCTATGCCTCGTACATCCCGGACGGGTTCCTGGAGCGCCCGAGCTACTCGTATCAGGTCGCACTGACCGGGCTAGCGTTCCTGGGGAAGGTCTGCCGGGACCTGAAGCTGGACGTTGATGACCGGCTGCAGGAGCTGCAGGACGCGCTGTCCATGTCGTTGGATGGCAGCGCGGTGTCCATCTCCCAGGCCAAGAACCGCACGGAAGTGGATGCAGTGCTGGAGGACATCGGGGTCATGGCTACGGTCGGTAACAGTGGCGGGCAGCAGTGGATCGTCCCGGGCAAGCATTACGCCTTCAAGGACGGCCTGCTGGTGCTGGACGTTCCCGTCGTGCATGCCATGTACAAGATGTTCAAGCGGGCCTCCAAGGACAACGTGGTCATCGACAGCGTAGCGCAGTTCAGTACCCTGCTCCAGCAGGAACCGTACTTCGTAACCGACAAGATGCCCATGTTGGACATGGTGCAGGCGCGGCCAGTGACGGCGCTGGACATGGAGAAGATGACAGAAAAGGGCATCGACGTGTCGATGTTCAAGGTGTAGGCCGTGGATATTATCCCAGGAACCTACACGCTGGAGACCCTGCTGCGAGAGGCGGGGGCGCTGGAAGTGCCGCCGCAGGCAGGTCACATCGTCATCGCCGACGACCGGGTGCCACCGTTCAAGCACCAGATCACCGGCCTGAACCAGACGCTGGCCAACACCCGGTTCGGTCTGCTGGACGAACCCGGCTGCGGGAAGACCCTGCCGGCCCAGGCCTACGCGTTGTACTGCATGGGCTACGGCAACAAGGTCGTGGCCCTGATGCCGCCGGTGCTGTTGAAGCAGTTCATGGACGCCCTGGACGACACCTTCCTCGGCTGGCAGGACCACTTCACGGCGCACATCCTGGATCAAGGCCCGAAGGAACGGCTCGCGCTGTTCCAGCAGTGGGACGAGACCGGCTGGCCGGACCTGATCCTGATGACCTACCAGATGTTCATCAACTACCCGTCCGAGCTGAAGGAGGTCAAGCAGGAGGTGCCGCCGGTGCTGGGCGCGGTGCAGGGGAAAGCCAGACCGACCAAGGTCCGCACCGGGCCGGAGACGTACCGCGTGCTGCGGGAGAAGGGTTACAACCTGATCATTTCTGACGAGGCACAGGCACTGAAGAACCCCTCCTCCACTATGCACAAGGCCGTGGCGTACCTGGCCGGCGAGATGCCAACCCGCAAGTCGGAGTCCAAGGCTGGGCTTCTGCTGCTGACCGGGACCCCGCTGCACAACACGCCGGGGGACGCCTACGGGATCATCAAGCTGCTGCGCCCGTACCAGTACGGCACGAAGAAGTCGTTCGAGCGCCTGCATTGTGTCTACATGGGCTCGGGCCGGGAGGCCGTGCTGATCGGGTACCAGAACATGGACACGCTGACCGTGAACCTGTACGCCTCGGCACGCCGGGTGCTGAAGAACGACGTGTTCAAGAACATGAAGACGCCGATCATCCGCGAGGTCCCGGTCACGCTCAGCCCGAAGCACAAGGCGCTGTACGACAAGCTGGTGCGGGAGCGGTTCCTGGAAGTGGACGGCGAGATTATCAGCGCGGTGCAGCAGCAGAGCCTGCGGCAGAAGTGCCTACAGATCGTCACCACGCCGCAGCACTTCGGCCTGACCGACATCAAGGAAAACAACATCATCACGATGGTGGACACCTTGCTGGAAAATATCGGCCTGAAGGACGAGAAGGTCATCCTGTTCGCCCACTACAAGCGGACCACGAAGTTCCTGTCCGAGTACTACGAGCAGTACAACCCGGCAGTGCTGTACAGCGATACGAAAGGTAGCGTCTCTGCCCAGGCGGATAAGTTCAAGCACGACGACACCTGCAGGATGCTGATAGCACAGCCGCTGTCTGGAGGAGTCGGGCTCAACTTCCAGGAGGTGTGCGCCTACGTGATCTTCGTGGAGCCTCTGTCGGTGCCGGGTACGTTCAAGCAGTCGTCGGAACGGGTGCACCGGCCGGGGCAGAAGAAGCAGGTCATGTTCTACATCATCAAGGCCCTGGGCACGGTAGCGCCCACCCTGACCGCCTCGATGCTGGAGAAGGAAGGGTACGCCAAGATCATCACCCGGGACCGGGTGTCCATGCTTGATGAGCTGATGGGTAAGGCAGCGTAAGTAAAAGCACCCTTGCCGATGGGGGCCGCGCACAGCGCGGATAATGTCGGCCGAGGATTAGCCGGAAGTACGCAGGGGAACTTGCGTCGTGCCTCGCATGGAAAAACACCGGCAGCCGCAGCCGTACAGTGATCTGAATACTAGGGGTGCGCAACTCCTCCAGCCTGGCGGTGATGCGGCAACAAATTTCGGCAGGTCGGCACAGCCGGCCAGCCAGCAAGACTGCAGGGTACCGGGCAACGAGGCTGGTACGTGCAGATCGCCGCAAGGCGAAATGTCAGTGAAACGTCAATGAAGATGTGAGGTAATTGAGATGGCCCTTAAAAAAGGTAACGTAGTAACCCAGGAAGTCCCCGCCACCGAGCGTCCCGCGTTCGATCTGGACGAGGCCGGCATCCCGCCGGAACCGGCCGCAGCGGCCCAGGCCGAGCCCGTAGGGGCCGAGCCGGAAGTGGACGTAGTGCTGCAGGGAGAAGGCCCCATTGGGACGACGGCGCAGATGCCGGTGCAGCTGTCCGGCCACGCCAGCGTGCCCATGACCACCGGCCCCGGCAAGGGCAGCGCGGCCATGGTCGTGCAGAGCATGGCGGACGACGGCATGGACGGCCTGGATCTCGGCTTCGGTGCGTTCCCCATCATCACGTTGGGTACCGACGGCGAGTTCTCCAGCAACGACCTGGGCAACCTGGACCCGAAAGAGTTCAACTGCATCGTAATGCGGTCCACCGCGAAGTACATCTGCAAGAACGGTCTGCAGGACAACGACCCGAAGGCAGATTTCTTCTACACCACCTACCACCCCAACTTCGCTCCGAACGAGCCGCCGCTGACCGGCGGTGGCAAGCCCATCGAGGACATCCTCACGGAGTGGAAGGTGCAGAGCTGGACCCCGGTGTGGAAGAAGTACGTCGAGGTGCTGGTGCAGATCGTCGGCGGCGACCACGACGGTGCGGTGGCCATGCTGTCCGTGCCCCCCACCTCCATCTCCCGCCTGGGCGGCTACATCGCCCTGCAGAAGATGCAGCACGGTCTGCGGCAGGATCAGTACATCACCCGCGTGTCGGTCGGGGCGAAGATCACCACGGCGGCTCAGCCGTTCCGTCCGTGGTCCTTCTCCTACGCCGGCCCGCGTGAAATGGCTGCGTAAGTGACCTTGAGCGGGGCGTCCGCGCCCCGCTCTCTTTACCATCGAGGGTAAGAGATATGAACGAAGGCTATGTCATTTTGGACATCAAGGGTCTGATGACCCACTCCCTGTATTCCGGCGCCGACCCCGACGCCATGCTGGTTGAGAAGACCAACAAGGACGGCACGAAAGTTACCGCGCGCGAGAACACCGCGAAGTACGGCTTCGACGTGTTCCTGTCCCGCTACTTCCTGCCCATTACCGAGTTCATTGCCCCACGCCGCATCATCGCCGTGTGGGACGGAGGTAACGATTTCCGCAAGGCCCTGTACCCGGGCTACAAGAAGAACCGGCACGCCCGTGAGAAGCTGCCGGAATGTCAGGCCCGCGACGACGAGCTGAAGGGCTACGTTAACCACTTCCTGTCCGCCATCGGCGTGACCCAGTGCCGGGTGGTCGGCGTGGAAGCGGACGACGTGATCGCCTACCTGACGCAGCAGCTGCCCGGGCAGAAGGTGGTCTACACCGTGGACGCCGACTTGCTGCAGCTGACCACCGACGAGTGCACCGTCCTGCTGAAGGGCGAAGCCAACGCCGATGACACCCTGGTCATGGGCGACGAGGTAAAGGCCATCGTCCCGCTGCACCTGGTTAGCCTCGCCAAGTCTCTGTTGGGGGATGCCTCGGACGAATACCCCGGCGTCAAGGGCATCGGCCCGGCCAAGTGGAACATCCTGGTCGAGGAGTACGGCTACGACGGGCTGGCTGAGCTGGAGCAGTGCGTCAAGACCTTGAACTTCAAGGTGATAGAAGACATCCTGGCCGGCGCACTGAAGGACAGCAAGGGCAAGTACCTGAACAAGGGCGAGGCCGTGCTGGGGGCCATCATGGAATCCCGCAACGACTGGATCCTGATGTACGCCGTCGCCCAGCTGCATCCCGAGCTGAGCTACGGCGTGTCCGACGGCAAGCAGGTGAAGATCGAGTGGTACAAGCGCCTGCTGCAGGCCAACAAGGTCATCGCCATCCTGGAAGCGACCGGCAGCATGGGCCACCTGCACCACATCGCAGAGTACCTGCCGACCCAGACCCTGGTGACCCAGGACAACTTCCGAACCGTGCTCCAGCACTACAAGGACCACCTGCCGGAATGCCCCTACGTCGCCATGGACTATGAGTCCGTCGATGTGCTCCAGCATGCCCCGTTCCAGGAAGCTGCCAGCAAGGGCAACTACGTGGACGTGCTGAGCCAGAGCATCACCGGCGCCTCTTTCACCTACGGCGCCAACCTGCAGCACACCATCTACCTGTCGCTGGACCACGCTGACACCGCCAACCTGGAGGAAGAACAGCTCCTGTGGGCGATCAAGCGGGCAGAGGCCAACGGCCGGCTGATCGTGCAGAACGCCTCGTTCGAAGTGGCGCTGACCGACACCAACCTCGAGCACACACTGGCCACGCCCATCGACACGATGATCATGGCTTCCTACGTGAACGAGGACGACTCGGCGCACCTCAAGGACATGAGCCTGCAGCATCTGCGCTACAAGCAGACCACCTACAAGGAAGTCCTGGAACAGGCCGGCGTGCAGAACATGCGACAGCTGACCGGCGAGCAGATCCTGGGCTACGGTTGCGATGATGCCCTGGTCACCGCTTCCCTGTTCGACCTATTCCACATCATCCTGCAGCTGGAAGGGACCTGGGACTTCGTCGATGAGAACGAGTTCGGGTTCGTGCATAACACCTATCAGGCCTTCGAGGCCGGGGTGAACGTGGACCTGGACCGGATGAAGCAGCTGGAGCAGGAAGATGCGGTCGTCATCGAAGAGGGAATGAAGTTTATCCGGGGACGCCTGGCGGAGTGGTGCCCGACCGAGGACGAGGACGCCATCAAGGAGCTGTATGAGGATCTGGCCGAGTTCGAGCGGGCCAAGATGCGGGCCGACAAGAAGTCCGAGGGTGAGATCGAAAGCAAGCTGCTGCGCCTGAAGGACAGCCTGACCGCGGCCACCAAGTACCAGCCGCTGATCGAGCAGGTGAAGCCGGTGAACTTCGCCCCGACCGTGAAGCAGTTGACGGAAGTGGCGCAGCGGGTAGGCATCGACCAGCCCATCACCAGTGTAGCGGTCAGCAAGCTCACGGGCTGGCTGGCGGAGGCAGGTGAATTCAGCGGGCAAGCTGCGCAGTTCACCAGCCTGCTGGCCGAAGCCGCCAATCACCTGAAGAAGCGTGAAGGACCGGAGTACGCGGCCCTCGAGGACTTCTGTGTCCAGGTTCTGTCCGTCGGCCGGCCGACCGAGAAGATCGGCACCGAGCTGAACTTCGACTCACCCAACCAGATGCAGGTAATGCTGTACGGCATGCTGGGCCTGCCCATCCGGGTGCGATCCAAGGTGCAGCGTGGGTCGTCCCGCGACAAGCTGGAGTTCCGTGGCTCGCCCGGTACCGATGACAAGGCGGTTGAGATGGCGATTGCAGAAGACGCCGCGGAGGGTACCGAGCTGCGGAAATTCCTCGAGACCTTCCGCAAGGTGAAGTCGGCACTGACCCGGGGCAAGATGTACTACCGTCCGTACCCGCTGTGGGTGCATCCACGCGACGGCATGATTCACGGCCAGATCAAGAACTGTGGCACCGTCACCCGTCGCCCCTCCGGCTCGTCCCCCAACCTGCTGCAGATCAGCAAGAAGGACGGTTCGGAAGGGATCCGGTCGTGCATCCTGCCGCGCTACCCGGACCACGTCATCATCTCTCCTGACTTCTCCGGTCAGGAGCTGCGCATCATGGCCTCCGAATCCGGGGATCCGACGATGCTGGACGCCTACATCGGGCCGGTCAAGAAGGACATCCACTCGGTGACCGCGGCAGGCTTGGCGCCAGTGGTACTGGAGCGCAAGTTCCCAGGGGTGTTCCGCATGTTCACCTATGGGCAGCTGGGCATGGACTATGGAGAGTTCATGGCGGGCCGGAAGGCGGACAATGAGCAGGTATCGAAGGCGTTGAACTTCGTGCGTAATAAGGTCGCTAAGGCCGTGAATTTCCTCATAATTTATGGCGGAGGCCCTACCACGCTGGCCCGAAACCTGGGGGTGCCGGTCGACACAGCCAAGGCGTTCATGAACCAGGTATTCCTGACCTATCCGCGCATCCTGCCGTGGCAGGCGGAGAGCATCGAATTCGCCCGTACCCATGGCTACGTGCAGGACGCCTGGGGTAACCGCCGGCACGCGCCTGCAGGCCTGTGGAGTCGCGACGGCAACGTGCGGTCCCGTGCTGAACGGCAGCTGGTCAATGCCCCGATACAGGCGGGAGCAGCTTCTCTGTTGAAGGTAGTGATGCGGCAATGCAGGGACACACACCTGTTCGAGGACACTGGCGCCATCCTCCTCATGCCTGTGTACGACGAGTTGGCATGCAGCGTCCCAGCGTCGACGGCCCTCGAGTTCTCTCGCAGGTTGGTAGGGATCATGAACATGACCCCGCCAGGCCATATCGTGCCCATGGTGGCCGAGTTGTCCATAGGCCGCAACAATTGGGCGAGCATGGTGGAACTTGGAGCGTCCCCCACTGACGAGGAAATCCTGGCTGTCGTGAACGGGGGAGCCCTCGAGGAGGCAGCATGACGGCCCTTACTCAGAAAGAGGTACGCAGGCTGTTTAAGTACGACCCATCCACTGGTTCCATTACCAGGAGGGTGCGGATGTCAAATCGCACTCGTACGGGAGACGTTGTCGGCTGGGACGATGAGAGCGGGTATAAGAGGGTTAGGGTGCACGGCAAGATTTACAGAGTACACCGCCTCATATGGCTGTACGTGCACGGGGCGTTCCCCAAGCACCAGCTCGACCATATCAACGGCGACAGGTCCGATAACCGCCTGTGCAACCTCCGCGAAGCTACCGGCGCTGAGAACCAGCAGAACAGGTGCATCCCGCGTACTAACACATCAAGGAGGCTCG